AATCCCAACCCCATGAGTTTCTAACGATAAATCCGTCTTTGTCGTATCCAACAATACAAACGGCATGTCCCCCTTTTATTTTAGAATTACCAAATGAAGGTGTCCAAAATTCAGGTTCGTTAGAATAAACAGGGAATGTCGCATAACACGGACCGTTTTTATATAACGACTTCTTCAACCCATCTATCGTATTAACTTTCGCATATCCAACAATCGTGTGGTTTAAAGCTTCTTTAAATACCTCAGAAGGTATGTCTTCAATGTCTTTCCATTTTTTTCTGAATGACTTATCATACGGTAACCCATATTTTTGTAGTATTTGCATCGTATTTCGTGCGTACATTCCTCTTTGTGGTTTATTAGACCTAAGATTATAAATGAAATGTTTAGAAAGGGTTTTTTTTAGTCCGTAGTCTTTAAGTTCTTGCCATTGTTTCATTGCTGCCGCAGCATATGCGGAACACGGACCATCAATACCTTGATTCCATGCCCCTGGAAGTTCTTTTCGGTAGTCAATTTTTTTAGGTAGTTGTAAATCAGGATTGAGTAATCCTTCAACTTGTATGTCTCTTTCATCGAAGGGACTTATTTCTTCGTTCAATAAATCAAAATTTACCATATGCGCACTTTATATATGATATAAATAGTATAATTTATTTGATTTTTAAATATTTTTTGTTAAAAGTGCTGGGATGCTAGAACTAGTAAGTGTAAAAAAATATTAGTAAAGTGTTATCATAAAAAAAACCTCAAGTCTGTACAACTGTAGACCTGAGGCTTTAAATAAATTTAATACATATAGATTCTACTCTACTGTATTGATAAATATCCCTTTAAGGATATATTTATATTAATAATATAGATTATGTCTAAAATTAACGAGGGGTTTAAAGTTGATAAGTCTGAATATAAAAAGATTTACGACGACGAAAATTATTTATTGGTTGTACCATTAACACACACGGCATCGTGTAAGTATGGTGCAAACACAAAATGGTGTACAACAAAAAGAGACGACGATAGTGATTTTGACGAACACATCACAATGGGTGTGTTAGCATATCTAATCATTAAAAACCCAACCATTCACAATCAAATGTCTTCACAAAAATATGGACTATATAGGGGTAATGGTTATGAACTAAAAGACTTAATAGTTTATGACGAATTAAACAATGAACACCTAAATGGTATTAAATATTTAAAAAATGAGTTTGATAAAGCAGATAGAGATTCAGACGGTATCAAAATTATTGATATTTATAATAAACACTACCAAGAAAATAGTATTGGATTTATGATGAATAGACCTGAAAAAATTAATGAAGACCTATCGATAGAGTCGATTAAACCGTTGTGTAACCGAATGGTTATTCATAAGAAGGGTGGTTTCGCAATGTTATCAAAATCGTCTATGATATACTATACGAAAGGTGGTAAGTATGTCTCATCAGAACCCTTAAAAAACAATGGGTTAAATATCCCTTTTAGAATAGGCGATTCTATCCATGAAGTTATGAAGTGGGTTGAAGAAAACAAATATGAAGTTAAACAATACAGTAGAACCGGTAAATCTAAAAGATTAAAAGAAGATACCGAAGAAAAGACCTACTCCCCATCACAACAAAGATTAATCGACGCCTTTAATGAAACCCCTGATTTGTATAACTTATGTTATATTGTTTTAAGTGGGTTATACGAAGATGATATGTTAGAAAAACATATCGACAATGAAGTAGAACTAAGGTCCATTGACCTTGTTGTTGACGGACGTAAAGGTTATTTTTCCGTTGAGTTTGAAGATGATGACGATTTTTCACAATTTTTTGCCGATGGTCAGACCGACAATTATGAGTTATGGAATGTTAGATACCGACAACCTGATTATGAATATTATTCAGATGGGGCTTGGGACGATGTTGACTCTGAAAGTTATCATATACGAGATATTGATAATGATGACTTAAAAAAATTATATAACGTTCTTATTGAAAAAGGATTAATAGCAAAGAGAGAAAAAATTGAAGGACGCGCCGATGATTTTGAACTTGACGAGTATATCGCGGATACTTTAAAATCGATGTTTAATAAAGATGAGAGGAGACTAGCGGAAGAATACCAAGAATTCAGCACACGTTGTTATGCTGAAGGATTTTCAAAGGAAATGGAAAAAGTACATAATGATTGGCTGGAATACGGGTTTAAAACTATCGGGTTAATAGAAAGAGATGAATTACGAGAATACGAAATACAAGTATCAGGACTTTTTAAATATTTAATTAGACCATCACATAGGGGTTACAATATTCAAAACACAATCGAAAAGTCTAAACACTTGAGGCGTGGTGTTGGTTCGCAATCCGATTTATTTAATATGTCAGATGCCAAATACGAATATTTTGATGACTCAGAAAGAGGTCCAGCATTTACAGAATTTAAAAAGGATTGGGTGGCATCGTTAATCGATAAAATTAATGATGAGTATGAACTTGAGGTTGATGAGTTTAAGGAAGACCGTGTAAAATTACTTAAATATGGTCTCGATATTCTTAAATCCCCCGCTGCAGCTTATGATAATTATAGATATCTTTCAACATGGGACCTTCAACGTTCAACGTATGATAATCATAAATACAAAACTGCTAACGGTGAAGAGTTTATATATTTGGGGTATTCTATAGATACAGGATACCATAGAATTAGTATTGTCAATACAAATAATGATGTGGATTACGGAAGGTCATATATAAGACAAGTCGAATCTGACGATATAATAACCTTATTAACTCAAACCAGTTTAAAATTAAAAGAATCACCTCACATAATTAAGAGAAGTTTGTTTGAACAAGACGAAGAAACAATGTCGTTATACTATGCTATGATGAGTGATTTAGTTAAATATTATGGAGAGGGTAATGTCGATTTAATTGGTTCTCCAGCCAAAATAGTTATTCGTGGTAATAACATTAGATTAAAAGGTGAAACGTTAGTCTTTACCACCAAAGGTAAAAAAGAAATAGTAAAAATAGAGGATTATTCGACTAATCGTCAAGGTGTTGTTTACCCATCAATAAAACTAATTACCAATAGAATACCTAAAACACCCCCAACGAAAAAAGAAACAAAAGTAGTCACTAATGAAAATTACGTAGACGGCACTAAACTAAAGGCATCTCAAAATTTTTGGAACACAATAAAAACCGATGAGGGTAGTGTAAAACAAAAAGGAGAACCCGTATTGAAAGCATATAAATTAGGTGATGGTAGAGTCACAATTGGATGGGGACACACAGGAGCACTTTCTGAACCAACCCCTAAAGTTGGTGATGTAATAACTAAAGAACAAGCGCAAAAATACTTACAGAACGATGCCACTGAATCGGCAAATTGTGTTAGACGTTTTCTAAACGAGTGGAAGTCAGATGATACTACAAAAAATAACCATATGATTACTCAAAATATGTTTGACGTATTAGTATCGTTGGTATTTAACGCGGGTTGCCAAGGTTTAAGAAAATCTAATTTCATTAAATTAGTTAAACAAAAAAAATATAAATCCGCTGCTAATATCTTGCCGAAAGACAGTACAATGATTAATGGTAAATTTAGTAAGGGGTTAATCTCAAGAAGACAAAGGGAATCTAAATTATTCCTTAAATAAAAAAAACACCCTATTGGGTGTTTCTTTTTTTGTGTTTAAAATAAACGGTACTGTGACGAGGGTGTGAATTTCGACTTTAGAGTTTCATATAATTTCTTACATTCTTTCTCTGTTAGGTAGACACAGTTTCCTGTTTCGTATTCCTCAATCGTAATTCCCGATGAATCCTCATCAAATATTACAACACCTTCACTTAACCATTTAGAGTTTTCAGATTCGTAAACATCCTCTTTAGAATCGTTAAAATATTTAGGTGTGTCATTTTCATAGTAATATTTATCCTGTAAACCATACATAGTCATACTAATACCACAGTCAATCGCTTTTTCTACGTCTACCAGTGCAATAAATTCATTCACACTGTGCATGTTATAATACCCACATGAGATATTGATACACGACACAGGTAACTTGTTTTTAAGTTGCATCACGTCGGTAAAAGGGTGTGATTGTTCAATCATCGGGTTACCAAAGGAATTTTCGATAATTGGTTTCATTGTGTTGATAAATTCACCGTTTATTTCATACAAACGAACTCCCGAGCAAATCTCGGTAATTAAGTGGTCTCCAGGTGCGTCATACTCACAAACAAATGTCACATCGTTAAAAAACTCGACATCTGCGTTTGATGACCCTATACAACCAATTTCTTCAGAAACAAAGAAAGCTAGTTTACACTCTTGGACGTTACGAAGGATTTCTAAACAAATAAAAATCCCTGATTTGTCGTCACCACCAATACCCGTAGGATTTCCTTGGTCGTTAACTGCGTAAAGAACATCGAATTCTTCGTCACCAAATGACTTACCGAAAGTATTAGGTTTAGTTTTAATCCCTTCAACTACGTTGATGGAGTCTATTTCGTGTACCGTATCAGTGTGTGAGATAAAACACGGGTACGATTCAGACTCTCCTTTAGTCACATAAATGTTACTAAGTTCGTCTAAGTAGTAATCGAGATTAACCCCACTGTCAATCATATTGTCAAGTTGAGTACAGATGAAGTTAACCATCTGAGACTCATTTCTTGACTTACTTGGTACTGAAAGTAGTTTTTTAAACCTATTTAACCTTTGTTCGTTCATCGTTTATTAATTTGAGTACAAATATACTCTTTATTATTTAAGTAACCAAAAAGATTATGACTTTTTTTCTGTTACTGAAATTTTTTCAGAATCCTTATTTATTTTAAGGGAGTAACTCTTCCCCTCAACAATACCTTTACCTAATACTTCCTCAGCGATAAAGTCTTCTATGTATTCTTGAATCGCTCTACGTATTGGTCTTGCTCCGTATTTGGCGTCAAACCCTTTGTCTGCGATAAAGTCGATGATTGATGGTCCAAAACTAATGTTATAACCTCTTTCTACAATTCTCTTTGAGAGTTTATTCATTTCAATCTTTACGATTTTACCAATGTTTTCTTTCTCTAAAGCTTTGAAGACAACAATATCATCTAAACGGTTTAGGAATTCAGGTGAGAATTCTGCTTTTAGTGCTTTTTGAATTACACCTTTAGTGAGTTCTTCGTGTTGTGAAACCCTAGAGTCTGTACTAAATCCTAACCCCGTTCCGAAGTCTTGTAGTTTTCTTGCTCCAACATTAGAAGTCATAATAATTAAAGTATTTTTAAAGTTAATCTTACGACCTAAACCATCTGTTAAGTGGCCCTCATCTAATACTTGAAGTAAGATATTAAAGACATCTCTATGTGCTTTCTCAATCTCATCGAAAAGTATTACAGAGTAAGGTTTGTTTTTAACTTGTTCGGTTAATTGACCACCTTCGTCGTGTCCTACGTATCCTGGAGGAGACCCTACTAATCTTGATACTGAGTGTTTTTCCATTAACTCTGACATGTCCACACGAATCATTGCCGATTCATCACCAAAGATTTCACGTGCTAATGTTTTAGCTAAGTGTGTTTTACCTACACCTGTCGAACCTAAGAAGATAAAAGAACCGATTGGTCTATTAGGTTCTTTAATCCCTACACGATTTCTACGAATTGCTTTAGAAATTTTAGTAACTGCGTCATCTTGTCCGATTACGTTAGCTTTTAAGGTTTTTTCTAAATTAAGTAATGACTTAGCTTCGTCACTGTCTAAACGAGTTACAGGAATATTAGTCATATCTGAAACAATTTTATAAACATCGTCTTCAGTGATTAAAGTTCTGTTTTCGTTTTGTTTTTGTTCCCACTCCTCTTTCTCAGTTGTTAACTTATTAATTAACTTCTTTTCTTGGTCTCTTAGTTCAGCAGCGATTTCATAGTTTTGTGTCTTAACCACATCCAACTTCTTTCTCTTAATTTCAGCTACTTGTAATTTAAGGTCTTCGATAAATTCAGGTAATTTAACATCGATTTGCGCCTTTGCACCTACCTCATCTAAGATATCGATAGCCTTGTCAGGTAATTCACGGTCAGTAATGTATCTGTCCGATAAAGTAACACAAGCCTCTAATGATTCTTCGCTATACTTAACCTTATGATGGTTCTCGTATTTAGATTTGATATTAGAAAGGATAATCATTGTTTCCTCAGTTGTCGCAGGGTCAACCAATACTTTTTGAAAACGTCTTTCTAATGCTCCGTCTTTTTCAATATTCTCACGATACTCGTCTAACGTAGTAGCACCAATACATTGTATTTCACCACGAGACAGTGCTGGTTTAATGATGTTCGAAGCATCTAATGAACCTGAAGAGTTACCAGTTCCAATGATGGTATGTATCTCATCAATAAAGACTACTACATTATCATTATCAACCAACTCTTCTAAAATCGCCTTAAGTCTTTCCTCAAACTGTCCACGGTATTTAGTACCTGCAACAACAGAAGTTAAATCTAATGAAACTATACGTTTATCCGCTAAGTTTTTAGGACAGTCTCCTTGGTGTATTTTTATTGCTAACCCTTCCACGATTGCGGTTTTACCTGAACCAGGTTCACCAATAACAATCGGGTTATTCTTTTTACGACGAGATAAAATCTGTGCGATTCTATTAATCTCTTTCTCTCTACCAATTACAGGGTCAAGTTTTCCTTGTTCTGCTAATTTAATTAAATCACGAGAGAAATTATCCAACACGGGTGTTCTCGAATCGTTTTTACTTTTCTTCATTGGAAGTCTTCTACCTCCTCCTTGTTCTTCGAATTCTGTATCCATATATAAAAACTTTTTTTTTGTTTTTGACTCTACAAATATACTACATTTTATCTAAAAAACAATAGAATTACTATTTGTCAGTATTATTAGATTACAACTGACACTTTGTCAGTTAATCCCTATTCGGTATTTTTTTTGACCTAAGGAACCACAAAGATATGTATTATAGTTTAATCGACCAAAACATAACATATTAAATAAATCAAAACGTTTGTTGAATCTTTTAAAAAGATTATTTACTTTTGGTATGACTACAAACGTCTAATATAAACAAATTAAAAAACATATGGGAAAAGTAATTGGTATTGACTTAGGAACAACAAACTCATGTATCTCTTTTATGGAGGGTGGAGAACCTAAAGTTATTGTAAATAATGAGGGAGGTAGGACTACCCCTTCAATTGTATCGTTTAAGGATGGCGATATTAAAGTAGGAAACACCGCAAAAAGAGTTTCCGTTACAAATCCTTTAAACACCATATACTCGGCTAAAAGATTTATCGGTCAGAGATATAGTGAGTTAAATGACGACCATAAAAACGTCGCATATAAAATTAAAAAGGGAAATAACGACTCTGTTGTTATAACCGCAAATGGTAGAGACTACGTACCTCAAGAGATTTCAGCAATGGTCTTACAAAACATTCGTAAAAGTGCTGAAGCGTTTTTAGGTGAGTCTGTTACTGAAGCGGTTATTACGGTACCCGCCTATTTTAACGATTCACAACGTCAAGCAACTAAAGAGGCGGGTGAAATTGCGGGATTAAAGGTATTACGTATTATTAACGAACCAACGGCAGCTGCGTTAGCATATGGATTAGATAAGAAAGATAAAGACATGAAGGTCGTTGTCTTTGACTTAGGTGGTGGTACATTTGATGTGTCTATTTTAGAGTTAGGTGATGGTATCTTTGAGGTATTATCTACTAACGGTGATACACAATTAGGTGGTGATAACTTCGATGAAGCGATTATCGACCACTTTATGTCTCTAATCGAGATTCAATCAAATGTAGATATCTCTGAAGACCCAATGGCGATTCAAAGAGTTAGAGAGGCCGCTGAGAAAGCTAAGGTGGAATTATCAACGGCAAATCAAACCTCTATTAGTTTACCTTATATATCTGCAGGTGCTAGTGGACCAATTCACTTTGAGACTACATTGACCAGAGCAGACTTTGATAGATTAACATCTAATTTAGTTGACCGTTCAATCAAACCTTGTGAAAAAGCATTGTCAGATGCGAACCTAACAATTGGTGAGATTGATGAAGTAATCTTAGTAGGAGGTTCAACTCGTATACCAGCAGTACAGAATGCGGTTAAGAAGTTATTCGGTAAAGAACCAAATAAAGGAGTAAATCCTGATGAGGTTGTTGCAATGGGAGCATCGATTCAGGGTGGTGTATTGTCAGGAGACGTTACAGATGTATTATTATTGGATGTCACTCCACTTTCATTAGGTATTGAAACAATGGGTGGTGTTATGACAAAATTGATTGAATCAAATACAACAATCCCCACTAATAAGTCACAGACGTTCTCAACGGCAATCGACAATCAAACGGTAGTAGAAATACACGTTTTACAAGGTGAAAGACCAATGGCCACAAATAACAGAACATTAGGTAAGTTTAAATTAGAAAGTATTCCAATGGCACCAAGAGGTATCCCACAGGTAGAAGTAACTTTTGATATTGACGCCAATGGTATTTTAAATGTTTCGGCTAAAGATAAAGGAACCGGTAAAGAACAAAAGATTAAGATTGAATCCTCAACAGGTTTATCTGACGCAGACATCCAAAAGATGAAAGACGAGGCAGAACAAAATAGAGAAGAGGATAAAAAGAAGGAAGAAAAGATTAAACTTATTAATGAAGCCGATTCATATGTGTTTACAACAGAGAAACAAATGTCTGAGTTAGGTGACAAAATTTCTGAAGATGAAAAAACAAACTTAGAGAAGTTAATAGGAGAACTTAATGAAGCTAAGACTTCAGAAAACTTAGAACTTATCACGAGTAAGAAATCTGAACTTGAGGGTGTGTGGAATCAAATAACCACGAGACTATATCAAACAGGTGAAACAGGTGATAGTGGTGGACCTGATGAGGGGACACAAGATGTCGATTACGAAGAAGTTTAAGTATAAATTGAAACCCCTCGAAAGAGGGGTTTTCTATTTTAATATAATTCTTAATATTTATATTAATAAACACGCGTATTTATGGCAATTATCTCAGAAAAGATATTAGGTAAAAAAATTAATGTTGTGTTAGATTCGTCTAACTTAAAAGAAGCAACATATCATACAGACAGTAAAACTCTTTTAGTAGAGTTTAAAAATGGTGTCGAGTACGAATATTCTGACGTTCCGTGGGAAATATTCACAAAATTCAGAATGGCAGATTCACAGGGAAGTTTCTTCAATAAAAATATTGGACGTGTTTTTGAGTATAAAAAAATCGAAGAAGATGAAAATTAAAGAACAAAAAGACCCTAAAATCATACAAAGTTTCAAAACTAAGGACGAGTTATGTAGTGATATTTGGGAAGGAACTGAAGGTAGTCCTAAAATGGTTTCTGAAATTAGAGAACGTTTAATGGAGATTACTAACGAATTTTTAGATTTCTTAGTTATTGAATTAGACATTGCTGACGTGATAATGACAGGTTCTTTATCTAACTATAATTGGTCTGAATTCTCAGACGTTGATTTACACGTTGTTTTAGACTTTGAAGATGTTGGTGAAAATGTTTCATTCATTAAAGAATTTTTTGATAGTAAACGTATCAATTGGAATACATCACACAATATTCAAGTAAAAGGTTTTGAGGTTGAGTTATATGTACAAGACGCAAATGAAGCACATTTTTCTTCAGGTGTGTATTCGATATTAAAAGATAAGTGGATTGTAGAACCAAAATCGGGTGGTAGAGAACCTGACGAAGAAAAATTAATATCTAAGGTAACACAGTGGATGAAGATAATCGATGAAGTTGTTGAAGAATCTAAGGGTACCGGTGATTATGATAAAATCATGGAGGATATTAATAAAATAAGAAAAAAATTAAAACGTTTCCGTTCAACAGGGTTAGAAGAATACGGTGAATATTCATATGAAAACTTGGTTTTCAAATTCTTAAGAAGAAACGGTTATATAGGTAAATTATTAGATGCTAAGAACGAACTATATGATAAGTCTTTGTCGTTAGATGAGGATAAAGTAGAAGAATAATATTTTTTTGTTAAAAACAGATATTTATAATAGTATATACACGATAAACTAAATTTAGTTAAAGACATTTTAAAATGAAAATGAAACCATTAGGTAGCGAAAAGCTAACAGGGCAAGATAAGATTCAAAGAATGATTGAAATTGCCAACTATAAGACAACGGACCATTCTGTGAATGAGTCAACAACTGAGTATACTAAATACGCAGTTGATGGTAATACGTACGCAATCGTTAAAGAAAACGATGGGTATTACGTTAAAACAGGTTTAAACGAGTCATCATTAGATTATGTTGATGGTATTTTAAACAAAAATAAAAACAGATTCAGTTCTTATTCAGGAGCACTTAAGAAAATCAATTTAATGATTAAACCGTTAAACGAACAGTTTAATGAAGGTAAAGAAGACCCTGTATTAAATGAGACTAAATATGTTTTAAAGAAACCAGCAGCCCCTTCACCAGAACCTGCAATGGACGAACCAATGATGGACGAACCAGCAATGGATGAGCCAGCAATGGACGTAGAGGATGAAGATTTAGACTTATCAGGTCTTAATTTAGGTGATGATTCAGAAGAGGATATCGATATCGAAGATGATTTAGATATGGATTCTGAGATTGGAGAACCTAAAGACGAAGAAGAAGGAAGTGGGTCATTAAAAAAAGTACAAAAATTAACAGGTAAGTTAGGACAAGCTTTAAGAGAGATTAAAATCGACTTAGAGTCTTCTGACATTAAATACGTATTAAATTCAATAATTTCAGCAGTAGACTTAACAAAGTTAAATTCTGAAGACTTAGAAGATGTTATGTCTAACTTTGAAGAGTTAGATGAATTCGAAATTGATGGTGAAGAGTCATTAGATTCGTCAGATGAAGAATCAGGATTAGAAGACTTAGGTTTAGATATGGATGATTTACCAGCTGAAGAGGATGAAATGGAGTTAGAAGATGATTTATCCGAAGTTATTGATATAGATGAAGAAGAAAAAGAATTAAACGAGTGGGGAAGTTCAGACCAAACCGCATTTAATCGTTCAGTACACACCGACTTAGGTGAACCTGAAAAAATGCCATCACCATTCTCATCAGAGTTTGAATCGGCAGTTGAATCAGCGGTTGATTTCTATTGGGATGATTGGTCAGAATATGAAGAAGACAGAAACGGATTAATCGAACACGGTAAGAGATGTTACTTAAGAGCATACTTCAAAGAAACTTTTGATATGTTAGTTAAAATGTTCGAACCAGCGGTTGAAGATGAGGATATGGGTATGGAACCAAATTTAGAAATGGATTTAGATGAAGGGGCGTTTATGGACGGTCTTAAAACATTAGGTTCTAAATTTTTAACATATTATAAAGAAAATCCTGAAGCTAGAAAGATGGTAAATGATTTAGGTGCTAAAGCGGTTTCAAAGGGAACTAACAAAATTGCAGATAAATTAGACAAATCTGACACTATAGACATTGATGGAAAATTTTCTGAAAAGTTAAAGAACGTAAATCCAACGGATAGTGAAATTGATAAGTTAGGTAACTTAATCTTTGGAGACTTAAGTGAGAGTGAAGTTTCAACAAAAATAGATAACGTTTTAGGTAAATACTTCAAATAATATGAGATTAATTTATGTTAATGAACTTGGACCAAACTACATAGGTAATAATATTTATGAATTTATCTTTGGTAGTAATGAGGTAGAACCTTTTGGTGACGGATGGGAATCTGTACCAGCTGCGGGTAACGCAAATCCTCCTGAGTTACAATACATAAAAAAGGTTGGAATATTAAAAGAATCAAATTTAAAACTACACTTAATACAAAATTCAGACTATTTTTGTGTTTATGACGCAGTTGAAGATGTTGTCGCTTTAGGGTGGGAAGATGCTGATACTGAGGAGATTGTAGACAAAGGTTTAACTCGTTTAGTGTTTAGGTTTGGTGAATCGTTAGATTCAGTTTCAGACAAACTATACGAGAGGGATTTTGTTTTAACCTTTGATAAAGTAATTGATATCGTAGAACAAGATGAAGAATAATAAAAAATATAATGATTTATTAAGGGAAGGGTTTACAGAAAAGACCCTATCTATTCTTAATGAGAAAAAAATAGCAATCTTACATAGTAGGATTTTCTCTGAAGCGACATATAAGGTTTCTTCAGACAATGTGGACCAAATTAAAGATAAAGTCGATAGTGATGACACTATTGAAGTTACTGAGGAGGATGAAACACATGAAGAGGAATTAGATGAGGAGTCTGATTTCACTAAACCTGTATCTGCGGATAAGGGGTGGAAACAAGATACACACTCAAAACAAGTATCAGACAATAGATTAGACAAGACTGACGGAACGTTAAACTCTGTTAAGTTTGTTGAAAAAGGGAAACAAGCTAAAGAAGTTTCTAAGTCGGGTCATACAGGATTTGCACAACCAAAAGAAAAAGTTAATATTGGAGGTAAAAAGAAAGGGACTAAGTCCACTTCAGGGTCTTCAATGTCAGAATCAAAAACAACCAAAAAAGAATTGGTAAAATTCATATCTGAAATGGTAGAAAACACTACCTTAGCATCTCAAACTAAAACAGATAAATTACCCGACTTTATGGATATAGACATTTTTGATGGAAAATTAGGTGACATATTAGGAAACTCACCTGTAGAGACACCTGTAAAACCAACAACAACACCAGGTATAAAACCAGGTAAACCAATTGTTAAACCAAGACACTCACCAAAACCAAAAGCACAGATGGAAGATGAAAACATCGAAGAAAATGGAAGAACTTTCGCTGGTGGTGATGAGAAGAAAGGTGGGTTACCTAAACAAAGAGGTTCTAAACCTCAACAAATGAAAAAATAAGGTATGAAAGATTTTGGATTCATATCGAAAGGTAGTATCTTAGCTGAGATTAAAAAAAACTTAGACGAGATGCCAATGAAATTTGACGGGACTCAAAGACCCGACCCTTCGATAGAAAAAACGATTGCAGATAAAGACAGTCCATTATCTGACAACCCTGCGTTAGATATTGACGTTAATGATAACGACATACCTGATACCTTTGAAGAGCTTTTAGCCTCAGAGAGATACAAACAGGTGGTCGATAAGTTTAAAGACGCCACAGGGTTCACTTCAGACGTTCAAACAGGTATGCAAGGTATTATGCAATTAATGCCGATGATTGGTCAATCATTCCAACAGGTTCAAGCAACAGAAAGTAGGTATAAGTCAGAATTAGAAAGACTTTCTATTAAATTAGTTGCTGATGAAGAAGGATTAACTGAATTTGAGCCAGGGATATATGGAATAAAATCACACCCTGAAAAAAGATTTAGATTAGAATCTAAATTGGTTGGTATGGGACAAGTAAAACAAGATGATTTTACACAAACACCCGAAGAACCAACAGAAGAAGAATTTGAACAAGAAGAACAAGCATTTGAGACTTTCGAAGACTTAAAGTTAGAAAGAGCTAAAAGACGTTTTATAAACGCAATCATGCAAGGTTCATCTAAAAGAGGTCATTACATGTACGCATTGGTACAAAGAGAGTTAAGAGAACTAACAGGTTCTGATAACTTATTCAATCAATACGGTATTATGATGACTGCTAACGATATGTTATATTGGCAAGTACCAGCATCGACTATGTTACCGGGAGGTTCTCCTGGTGGTGGTGATGCACCTGTTGGTGGTAGAGAAGAAGTGGATATGGAAACTGACCCACCAACGATTAAAGCTACGGCAATTTCGTTTCCAATTTTATTACACGAACTGATTAAAGGTATTAAAGAATACTTAGGAGCATATTCTATGGATGATTTATCACCTGACCAAGCAGATAAAGTAGTTGAATTAGAAGATACGTTAGATAAGGAGATATGGGATTTAAGATTAGGTCCGGCTATTTGGGATAGATTCAGAGCGTCATATCCACAAGAAGTTTTAATGGATGACGACAAGAAATTCCTACAAAACGCCCTTTATGCTGAGTTTGTTGTGATGGACGCCAAAACATTACTATCATTATCTAATGAGGTAATGAGTGGTACTGATAGAGGTAAGTTAGTTTTACAACAATTAGTTGATGGTATTATTGAAAGAATGAAAGGTGAGGAGTCTGAGGAAGCAATGGAAGAGTTCCGTAACTCTATGGAAGATATTAATGATGGTTTTAGTGATGATGATTTAGGTGACTTTTTGAGTGACTTTGGTATCGGATTGAACTAAACACAAACAATCATATTAAATACTATGGGGGCTTTATGTCCCCATTTTTTTTAGATAAAATTATTATTCGCACACTATGAGATTATTATTCGCACAACATTTAGACCCTTCACTTAGAAAGGGTTTTGAAAACTTTTTTAATAGAGACCTAAAAGAAGAGATAATCACAATGACTAGGGTGTCTATTAAATCTGCATTAAAATTTTATTCTGATATTCATTTGTATTGTGATAAGGAGAGTGAAAAACATTATAACGATTTACCTATAACATTACACGAATTAAAAACGACACCTGAATTTTTTTGTGGTGCGAAGTTAGAGGTTTTAGAGGACCAAAAAGATTGTGATTTTATTTGGGTCGACCCTGATATTTTTATATCGACTAAGTTTAATATTAAAGACGATGTTAGGTTTATGTATGAGAAAAGCACCACATTGGATGACAAGTATTATGAGAGGTTATCATATTTCTCAAAAAAGTACCCTGAATATCCAATGGTTAGAGAGTGGTTAAATGCTGGATTGTTATGGTTTAAAGATAGGGAGGTTTTAGATTACCATGTTAATTTATATAAGGAGTTAATGACTAAGACATTAGACGCTAGAATTGTTGAAACTTGGAATCTTTCACATTGTGCGACACAATTCACTAATCATGAGTTTAGAATGACTACTGAGTATTTACATTTTGATGGGTATAAAAAATTCTTTGGTATTAGTAGAGATATGATAAAACAATTAGATTTATATTTATAGTATATGACTAAACAGGAATTAATAACAGAATATACTAAATGTTTAAAGGATACTCCTTACGCATTGAAGACTTATTTAGAGACGTATGATAATACGCAGTCTAAATACGTCCCCTTTGAATTATTTCCTGACCAAGAACAACTAATAAGGGATTACGACACATATAATGAAAACTTAGCACTTAAGTATAGACAGGCGGGTGTTTCTACGGCAACCTCGGCTTGGGTTAGTAAAAAATTACAATTCGCATCCCCTAAACAACCTGAGAAAGTTCTAATTATTGCGAACAAACTTGATACCGCCAAAGAAATGGCGAATAAGGTTAGAGGGTTTTTGAATCAATGGCCTGAATGGATTAACGTAGGGTTTTCTAAAGATAAAGATTCTCAGTCACACTTCCGTTTGAATAATGGTTGTGAGGTTAAGGCGGTCGCAACCTCTATGGATGCACTAAGGGGGTACACACCAACGGTGTTGGTTTTTGATGAAGCGGCGTATATTGATGCCGGTAACGATTTTTGGGCTGCGTGTATGGCGTCTCTGTCTACGGGGGGTAAAGTAATTGTGGTATCAACACCTAACGGGTTTGATAAAATTTACTATGAGATATACGCTCAGAGTCAACAAGGATTAAATGATTTTAAGATTACTGAAATGGTGTGGTATAAAGACCCTCGTTTTACTAAAGATTTAAAGTGGATTAAAACCAAAGATATTATTGACTATATTTTAAACAGAGATAAGTATGACGACAATGAAGTTGTATTAATTGAAAATAATCAAGACGAATTCCCTAAATTAATTAAGAAGGGTTATAAACCATATTCTAGTTGGTTTGAACAAATGTCTAAAAAGTTAAAGTATGATAGACGTAAAATTTCACAGGAGTTAGAGAATAACTTTTTAGGTTCAGGGGATAATGTAATCCCTCCTGACACAATCGAAATGATTAAAGAAAGAATGATAGAAGAACCTAAAGAAAAATATATGGCGGGCCAAATGTGGGTTTGGAACGAACCAAAAAAAGACCATAGATATATTATGGGGGTAGACGTATCTCGAGGAGATTCTGAAGATTCATCGTCTATTTGTATTGTTGATTTTGATACGAGAGAACAGGTCGCTGAGTACTTAGGTAAGATACCGCCAGATGAGTTGGCAGATGTTTGCTTCAAATGGGGAACTATGTATTCTGCCTTTACCGTTGTGGATATTACCGGTGGTATGGGGGTTGCGACTGTTAGAAAATTACAGGAATTAGGTTATAAAGATTTATATGTTGATGGTATCAACGCGTTTGATAAATGGTCTTGGAATCCTAAAGCCCACGAAAAAATGCCGGGTTTATCATTTAATAGTAAACGAACACAAATTGTTGCCGCATTTGAAGAATCGTTGAGACATAATTTTGTTGTTAAATCGACAAGATTACTTAACGAGATGAATACTTTTGTCTATATTAATGGTAAGGCAGACCATATGAAAGGTCATCATGATGATTTAATTATGGCGATGGCGATGTGTGTATATGTTGGTGAGTTCTCATTTTCTTTATTAAAGAAATCTGAGGAATCGACAAAGGCTTTATTAGAAGGGTGGACAGTCGCTGAAAGACCGAACACACCTCAACCACAACAGAACAGTAATAGAAGACAATTAGGGTCACTGGACCCGTTTAGAGGTATCACACCAAATAATCCATCAAATCCAAACCGTATCGCTGGTAGACAAGACTATTCAGATTTTTCATGGTTAATGGGTGGTAAAAGAAGAAATAATTAATATTGACTTAGAATAATATTTCAACTAATATTATTTTGAATATTTATATGTTAACATGGCAGAGCAAAATTATACAATTTATCAAAGATTAGGTAAACTATTTGGAGGAACTACAGGAGCAAGTCCTGTTAGTGACCCAGCACCTACATACAATTTTGATAAGAAAGAATTGTTAAGGACTACGGATAGTGCGGAGTATGAGCAGGAAAAACTACAAGCACAACAAGCGTTGTTCTTAAATAACCAATGGACTAAAATCGATAGTCAGTTATATCAACAGGCGGTTTTTCATGAACCAAATAGGATGGCTGCGTATTACGATTATGAGTCTATGGAGTTTACTCCTGAGATATCAGCGGCTTTAGATATATATGCTGAAGAAGCAACGACACTGTCAGAACAAGGGTATATCTTAAATGTTTATTCAGAGAGTAAAAGAATTAAATCAATATTAGGTGATTTATTTAATAACATATTAGACATTGACACTAACTTACCTATGTGGACTAGAAACACATGTAAGTATGGTGATAATTTTCTTTATCTTAAATTAGACCCAAAGAAAGGTATTATTGGTTGTAACCAATTACCGAATATGGAAGTTGAAAGAATAGAGAAAGGAATGAATGTTCACGGGTCAAGTGGTAATCAAAGTAATTCTTCAGAATCAAGAGAAACCAAATATGTTTGGAAAGAAAAAGATATGGAGTTTAATGTGTGGGAAATAGCACACTTTAGATTATTGGGTGACGATAGAAAATTACCTTATGGTACTTCTATGTTAGAAAAAGCAAGACGTATTTGGAAACAATTAGTTTTGGCTGAGGATGCGATGTTAATCTATAGAACTTCAAGAGCACCTGAAAGAAGGGTATTCAAAGTATTTGTGGGTAATATGGACGATAAAGATGTTGACCAATATGTACAACGAATTGCGAACAAGTTTAAAAGAGATAATGTGGTGGACCCAGCAAACGGGCAAGTGGACCAAAGGTATAATCAAATGGCGGTTGACCAAGATTACTTTATCCCTGTACGTGACCCTAACGCACCTAACCCAATCGATACGCTACCAGGAGCACAAAACCTTTCTGAGATTGCTGATATCGAATACATACAAAAGAAATTATTAGCGGCACTTCGTATACCTAAAGCGTTTTTAGGGTTTGAAGATGTGGTCGCTGACGGTAAAAACTTATCATTACAAGATATACGTTTCGCAAGAACTATTAATCGTATTCAAAAGGCAATGATTCAAGAGTTAAATAAAATTGCCGTAATCCATTTATATATGTTAGGGATGGAGGATGAACTTAATAACTTTACATTAGGTTTAACAAATCCTTCGACACAGTCTGACTTACTTAAGGTTGAGGCTTGGAAAGAAAAGATATTACTTTATAAAGATGCGGTAAGTGACCCAGGAAATGGTATATCTGCAGTATCACACACATGGGCTAAGAAAACAATTTTAGGTATGTCTGATGAAGAGGTTAAACTTGATTTACAACAACAACGTTTTGAAAAGGCAATTGCTAGTGAATTGGAAACGACATCAGAAGTGATAAAGAAAACAGGTGTCTTTACAAATATAGATGAATTATACGGAGACCCTGATGCTCCTGAACCTACAGGTGATGTGGATGATGGTTCTGATATGGGAGGTATGGGAGACACAGGTATGGATTCCCCAGCAACGGAAGAACCTTCTGACGATATACCAATGGATACTGACGGTGGAGAATTAGGTGAGAGTAATACCGAAGAAGATTTATCCATTATATTAGAAACTAAGGACTTTGGTGTCCCTAAAAAATTAAATCTAATGAAGGGTCAAGAAGTGACTACTGAGTTAGAAAAAAAGCTTAAAAATATCTTAGGAGAGTAATTAATACAAACTTTAAGATATTTATTAGTAAACACATTGTAATATGATTGCTTTAGGAAAATTAAGACAACAGGTTTATACTCGCTTAGCCGAAGAATATACAAACAAAGAAACGTTTAAAAAAACGTTCAATACAATAATGACTGTATTAAATGAAAACAAATCTCTTAATAAGGTTTTTAACATTTATACAGATTTCGAAAATAGGCATATCTCTAGTAAAGAAATCGCTTCAGAGTTTATTGTTGAGGCAGTAAATGAAATCAAATCTTTAATGACTAAAGATTACGTTTCAGGAGTTAAGAAACTTTCTACGTTGGTTGGTCAAGTAAAATGTAATGAGAACGAAACTACAAAACATTTAGACATTTTAGTTCACAATCACGGGTACGAAACATTAGTGGAACGTATTGAGTCAAAGAATACTTTAGTTGGTATTTTAACCGAACCTAAAGAGATTAAGGAATCTACTAATCCTGTAACACAATCAATATTATCTTCTTTATTGGTAACTAAATTTAATGACAAATTTTCGGTAATGACCGAATCTGAGAAAGAAAAGTTTAAGAAATATACTGACATGAATACGTCAGAAGTTAATGATATAGTTACTGAATTAAAAACACAACTTAGAGAGTCAATTAATGAATTGAAGTCTAATGTTGAATTAAAAGAGATTGTTTTAGAAGTTGAAAAGAAAGTAGACGAAAGTGGTTCAGATTTATTATCTTTAGTAAAATTAGAACAACTTAAAGAAAGTTTATCTTAAAGTTCTTCTCTATCACTTTTAGCTTGTAGGTATACCGCCTTAGATTTTTGTTTTCTTTTAATAGACGAAGGTTTTTCGTGATATCTGTTTTCTCTTATTTTTTGTTGTTGTTTAACGTTACGAACTTTCCTTTTATACCTTTTCAAGGCTCTTTCGATAGATTCATTTTTTCCTAATTTTATAATTAACATATATTGTATTTAAATTCTTATTTATTATAAATATACGGAATATCTTTGTATTATACAATACTTCTAAAAAAAAGTAAGTTTTTTGACATGTAGGGTTATTTTTACTATAATATTATCAGGGACAATAAAAAGAAAAGATTATGATAATATATGAAATCAGGTAAATTCATAAATTTAAATGTTAATGAACAATTTAAATGTGGGTACGGAACTGTAGACTCAAAAAACTTAAAATCAATATACTCTAAAATAACCTGTTGGATTGAACCAACAAATAACGTAACTAATTGGAATACCGTAATAGGTGGTTTAAAACGTAAGATATCAGGTAAATTAACAGAAACTCTAAATATTACAGATAAATTTAAAAAGGATAGGTTTATTGTTGATTTAGATATTAGGGCGAGTGGGTTAGAAAAAGGTAAGAAGTCTTTTATGAACTGTGAGATAACACTGTTTACAAATGGTAGTTATGAGATTAGAGACGTAGATTTTAAAACAGATGTTAATCACATAATAGAGAATATAATCGATAATTCGGTTATCCCCTATTCAAGTTTTACGTACTATAAAAGTAAGAGAGGTTAGTCCTCTCTTTTTTTATACCCAAACTTTATAAAATTTTTCTTTGTATTAATATATTTATAGTATAGAAACATATGTAACATTATGAAAATATTGAACCAAAACGATACGAACACAAGAGGTATCCTTATAGAATATGACGCTGGTCATATAAAACCTTCTGAAAACAAATCAGTTATCAGAGAGATGAAGGAGATGAATAAAGATAACTTTGTGTTGTATGCGGTACTTCAAAAATACGATACCCCAAACAAAAACGGTAGAATTTACGGTGAAAGAATCCTAAAGAGAGAAACCGACAACTATAAAACATTAATAGAACAAGGAAGAGCGTTAGGTGAATTAAATCACCCTGAAACTTCTTTAGTCGATTTAGAGAGAACATCACACCGTATTACTGAGTGTTGGTGGGACGGTAAAATATTAATGGGTAAAGTTGAATTATTGACATCTGAAGCATTTAGGTCTACAGGACAGATTACGTGTATGGGTGATATCGCAGCGAATTTATTATTACACGGAGTCACATTAGGTATTTCATCAAGAGGTGTAGGGTCATTAAAAAAATCAGGAGAATATAATGAAGTACAAGATGACTTCGAAATGGTTTGTTTTGATTTAGTATCATCACCATCAACACCAGGAGCATATCTATTCCAAGACGAGGGAGATAGAGAGAAATATGCTGAGTCTATAGATAAGAAAGAACCTACTATCACTGATAATAAGACACTAAACTTAATGAATAAATTAAACTCATTCTTAGGAAAATAAAAAAAAACTTAATATTTATTCGTTTGTAGTATGTTTTTTTCGTACTACAAATATATTTATATAAGTATAATAAAATAAATACATTAAAAAAACATAGAAAAAATGGCTAAATCAATCTTAGAAGAAGCATTACTTCAGGTGTCACAACTTGAGGAAGCGGTTAAGAACAACGCAAAAGAAATACTTGCATCTACAATGAAGCAAGAAATTGATGAGCTAGTAAGAGAATCTATGGAAGAACCTCAAGAGGACGTAGAAGCATCGTTAGAGATGGAACCTACAGAAGAATTATCAGAAGAATCTACAGACGTAGAAGAAACTGAATTAGACGAACAATTTGAGGGGTCTGAAGATGAAGACGAATCTGAAGAATCAGATGACGACGAAATAGAAGACGAAGACGAAGACAACGATGACGATGAGTCAGAGGAGTTAGAAGACTTCGATTCTAAAGAAGAGTCAGAAGAGGAATCGGAATTCGGAGACATTGAAATGCCAACGTTAGAATTACCATCACTTGATGATGAGGAGGACGAGGTTATTGATATGACAGGCGCATCTGACGAAGAGATTCTAAAAGTCTTCAAATCCATGGGAGAAGAAGACGGTATCATCGTATCACAAGAAGAAGACGGAACTGTTCACTTAGAGGACGGAGATGACGAGTACAGAATTGAAGTTAACGAATCTGAAGACGAAGAGTCTGATGAGGAAATTGCTGAAGAGGAAGTATCGGAATCGACGGAACCTATCGAAGAGTCGTCTGATGAAGTAGTTTATGAAATAGAATTAGACGAAGAAGTTACTGAAGAAGTGGCAGAAGAAGAAGTTACTGAAGAAGTAGTGGAAGAAGAAGTTACTGAAGAAGTTACTGAAGGGTCTGAGGAAGAAGAAGAAACTCCTGAAGCTGATATGGAAGAGGCATCAAGAACTCACGCAGCTGACGCAAGAGTCCCTTCAAATCAAGGTAAAAAATATAAAGCAGGTCGTGCTGACTTAAGCGAAGATATTAAAACTTTGAAAACGAAGAACGGCGAATTAACTGAAGCCTTAAAGGTATTCAGAGACAAATTAAACGAAGTTGGAGTATTCAACGCAAACTTAGCATACGCTACGAGATTGTTTACGGAACACACAACAACGAAATCGGAGAAATTAAACATCTTAAAGAGATTTGACGGTATTGAAACGTTAAAAGAATCTAAGTCGTTATACAATTCGATTAAAAATGAATTAACTGCTTCAGATACAAAGTTAACTGAAACAGTTGTAAACAAAATTTCATCATCACCAAAATCAGGTTCATCTGAAAAATTAGTGGAGTCTAAAACTTATGAGAATCCACAGATTAGAAGAATCAAAGAGATGATGGGTATTGTTAAATAATAAAATAAATAAAATTAATATAAAACCAAATTAAAATGGGAGCATTATTAGAATCAGGATTAGTTGGTAACATCGGGTTAAAACACCTAAAAGTTATCAAAGAAGACACAATTAACAAATGGGACAAATTAGGATTTTTAGAAGGTCTTAACGGTCACCAAAAAGAGAACGTTGCACAGTTATTTGAAAACCAAGCATCGTACTTAATTAACGAGGCAGCTCACACGGATTCAGCAGGTTCATTCGAAACTGTAGTATTTCCAATCGTAAGAAGAGTATTCTCAAAATTATTAGCTAACGATATCGTATCGGTACAAGCTATGAACTTACCAATCGGTAAATTATTCTTCTTCGTACCAAAGGTACAAGATAGAAAAAGTGATAATGGTCACTATAAGCCATTCGGATTTCCAGGAACTGATGAGTACAACTCTTCATCAATGGCAGGATATGAAAACGGTTCAAAGAATTTATATGATAGATTCTACGAAGACGGTTCGACTGACTCAGGAATGTTTGATTACTCAAAAGGTGAATTCATTCAAGGTTCTGTAGCAGGTACGGCAATCGTAGTAGCAGACCCTAATGCAAATCCACCAATTGCAGGTTCAGTAGGAGATTTAACGTCAACTGATGATTTATCTTCAGCAGTATCTAAAGTAAAATTAAACTTTAAAGGTTTCCAAGATGCAGGTGCTGGTAAATTACACGGACCAAACGGTCAAGAAGTAGATTCAGAAGAATTCTTAGCTTCATTAACAGTTAAATTAAACAATAAAGAAGTAGACTTTAGAGTAGTAACTCAGAAGTATGGTCAAGGTATCGTTGGAGGTTTAACTTCAAAGGATTCAGCAGCTACACCAGGTGGTCAATTCCAACAAATATGTGATGCTGATGGTATCATACATTTAGAAGCTGATGTTGAAACATATGACGCAGCAGCAGGATGGTCAGCACAATCAGTAGCTATTACAGATTTCAAAGTAGAGTGGAGACAATACTCTGATTTAGAATTTGAAGACGCTATCGGTGAGGTTTCTTTTGACTTAGAGTCAGTAACTGTATCTGTAACGGAAAGAAAATTAAGAGCATCTTGGTCACCAGAATTGGCACAAGACGTTTCTGCTTTCCATAACATCGATGCTGAAGCTGAATTAACGGCTTTATTATCTGAGCAAGTAGCAGCAGAAATCGATAGAGAAATCTTAAGAGACTTAAGAAAAGGTGCAGCATGGCAATTAAAGTGGGACTACAATGAGTGGAAATACGGAAACGGTGGAAATTCATTCGCAGGTTACACACAGAAAGATTGGAACCAAACATTAATCACTAAGATTAACCAAGTTTCAGCACAAATCCACAAATCTACCTTAAGAGGTGGAGCTAACTGGATTGTTGTTTCTTCTGAAGTATCAGCAGTATTTGATGATTTAGAATACTTCCACGTATCTAACGCATCACCTGAACAAGATTCATACAACATGGGTATTGAAAAGGTAGGAACATTAGCAGGTAGATACCAAGTGTATAGAGACCCTTACTTCCCAGCAGGAAAAATCTTAATGGGACATAAAGGTACATCTTTATTAGACACAGGTTATGTATACGCACCATACGTGCCATTACAGTTAACACCTACAATGTATAACCCGTTCAACTTTACTCCGATAAAGGGTATTATGACGAGATACGCTAAGAAAATGGTTAATAACCGTTTCTATGGTGTGATTTCAGTAGCGGGTCTACAATCATTCGATATCTCTGAATTAAGATAATCTTAATCTAAAGATAACAATTATAATTAAGGGTTCCTTCGGGGACCCTTTTTTTATGCTAAGAAAAAAGGATTATCTTTACAATAGAAATGTAACGTGATAAGATTTTTGAAATAACTTTACAGATGGATTATATTAAGTATAAGAACCAAAAAAAAACGAGAATTAACTCGTTTTGTATTATTGTTTTTCTGATATGGTTATTTTAAGGTCACCAGTACCTTTAAATATTCTATGATATACCATCTTAGGAATTTTATATGTTCGTCCTTCTAATAAGACCTGAGGTAGTTCTTCATCCATTTGTAACATCCATCCATTACTCTGTTCTATAAAAACCTCACGAGTGTTTAAATCTCTATGCCATACGAGTTCTTCAGAATCCACATCTTCGGTGAATATTCTTTTGAATTTATATTTACTAATATTTTCCTGTTCGTATACCATTACCAGAACCTACCTGAAACGTTCTTACCGAAATCTTTGTGTGCTCTACAAGCCCAATAACCAGCTTTGGTTTTGTCTTTCTTCTCGGCACATCTATGTCTAGCAGCGAATGATTTACGTGCAACTGGGTCATTCCATTTGGCTGACATATCAGGAGAACCGTAACTTATCTTTTTAACTTTACCCGTCTTAGGGTTTTTAACATAAACATACCACTTCTTAGTACCTCCCGATTTAGGTTTATTTAAATCAACGTCTTTACCTTTATATTCTGATTCAGCAATCATAGGGAAGTCGAAAGGTAATCTCTCACCCTCATATATGAAAAACTTACCACAGTCAGATTCTAATAATTCAATTTCTTCTTCAGACCATTCACCAACTCCTTTATTATAAAGTTCACGAGATTCGTTAATTAGATTAAAGTATTTCGGACTACCATGTCTAAATATGTTTTCAGTAATTAAAAGGTTGTTACTTAAATGAAACTGTAACTCATTAGAACTTTCTTTTAAGTCATTAGCAATACCTTTAAAAACGGTACTCATTACTTTTCTAAATTTTGCTAACTCTTCAGGAGTTGCGTCTTTAACATCGGTAGTTTGATTATCTGACCATACAAGACTTGAAAAATTGTCTTTATCAAAACCACTATTTACCCAATCTTCTTCGGTAAATTCGACACCTTCATCTTTGTTGATGTATTTCATAGGGTCCACTAACTTACCATTCTTTTTCATTTCGAAATGTAGGTGAGCACCTGTAGAACGACCTCTATGTGGGTCATTTTTACCCCCACCTGACAAACCAATAACCTGACCTCTTTTGACAGGAGTACCAAGTTTTAAAAAGTTTATCTTTTTAACGTGACAATAACGAGTTGTTATTTTACCTCCATGTTGAATCTTCATTGTACCACCACAATGATTATTATGATATCCAGTGTCCTTAATCATAACACCATCTAAAGGAGATATTATGTTACTACCCGACGGCAATGCCAAATCAACTCCCCAGTGTTTTCTTGTACCACCACCTCTAAGTTCTTTAAATTTACCCGTAACCTTTGTTGATTTAACAGGATTTAATATTGTGACTTCAGATAACTCTTTAGACGATTCTTCAAAATCTTCCTGTAACTTATTAATTGTTTCTAAATGATTAAGACTTTCAGATATTGTATCATTTAATAATGGGATAGACGGCATATTAGATAGATGATTAGTTTTGAAATCAATCATCTTTTCTATAAACTTTTCTAATATTAAATCCTCTAAAAACCCGACACTAAAAGAAGTAATGGAACCAATACCTGAACCAGGTAACGATTCAATAACTCTTTGTACGACATCAATTAAATCCCTTTTAAATGTATCTTCATATTCTGATAACTCTTTAATTGATTCTTCGTCAAATTCAGGTTTAGACAATATGTACTCATCAAATTTTTTGTTATTACGTTTTAGTTCAAAAATGTTTTTTGCCAATGCGGGAATCGTAACCAATAAATCAGGTCCATCAACCGTAGCGGCTAATTGTGGAATTGCATCTCCTAATGTGTCTGTAATAAAATCAAGTAAACCTGATTCTTTGATGTATATCTTTTTTTTCATAATATTATTTTTCACTAATCACGTAAAAACTAATTTCCTTTCTGTAGGTATTAACTTCTCTGTTTGTATCTAATTGTAAATCCATATGGTATTCCTTATTTGGGATTAACATAGAAGTATCTAATAAGAAATAATTTGAATTGTATGCCCTATTTACGTCTGTGAATGGTATCACATCTATAGACGTATTACCTTCTTTAACATAAATTCTATATTTTAAGTTGTCTATTTGTACTCTATCGTCATATGTAAATGGGACTTTAACATCCACATAAACCTTTCTAATATCTCCTCTAACGATTTTCTCGTCTCTTTTTAAACCAGTAAAAGAGTAACTATACTCCATAGGGTTTAATTCGTCGGTTCCAATCTTAAATAGTTCCGAAGACGGTCTTAATGTGAATTCTTGATTAATCTCAGAAAGACTATACCCGTCTATTGAAACCCCTTTCCATACATCATTTAAAATAAGTGGGGTAGGGCAAGACTGTGGGTCAACGGTGAATGATACTTTATATATTCCTTTACTAACATGTTCTGATTGTAAATCTGAAAGTAATACTTCGTCTCCGTTCATTATATCTACCGTAGGTTCAGTATCTAAATTTGTTGGTTCGTTACCTTGATTTACATATAATATTAAATTTCTAACAACTCCCGTATAGAAGTCATTTCTGTGGTCAATAAAGTGGTCATTAAATGTAGTTTCTAAGTAAGGCTCAAAGAATGTTTGAGTATACTTAGTAAAAAATGCGACACTACGATATATCTGTAACGTATTGATTGCTTCGTAAGGAAGGTCAAAAGATATCCCTAATCCGTAATGTGTTTCAGTACCGTTTAATATGTCATTTATATAATCAGTAACATCTAATTCTATATTTTCATTACCATTATCAAAATGTTGTGTTGAAATGATTTCACCTTCATTCACACCCTCCTGAGTCCAATCATTAAGATTAGTCGCACTAAACCAATTAGATGAAGTGTCAGAGTGAGTACTTTGTAATGGAAATTGGTTAGAAGTGTTAATATAATCATAACCAACACCCTCATCCCATTCTTGATTTACTTTAAACACTATTAAATCGAAAGATGTTGCCCTTTTAGAATTAAGACTCGTAATTTCATTAAAATACGAATTTTCTGTAGGGTTAATAGTGTTAGTTAGTTTTAATATGTGTTTTTCAATTGAATTTGTATTGATATACCCATCAGTAATTTTGTGGATTAATTCTGACAAATCAATTTGTAATAGGAATCTAGTGTGAAACCCACCATAAAATAATTCACTAACAGGGTTCTTTGCCGTATTAGTATACGAATCACTTATGATTGTGTTGTTCTTACTGAAATAAGATTTAAATATAGACATTACAAATGTTTTATTTATAAATATCCAGTAATTAGTTAATTCTAATTTTATTAGAAAGGATATTCTGTTTAAAGTTCTGAAATTTTTCCTCTATGTCTAATTTTATATTTGGAAAAACAACGGGCGGTTCAGCAGGGTTATGTACGTGAGTTGTTAAGTAGAGATAAATTATATCTAAAAGTTCGTGTAATTGTTCACCCCTCACTAACGCATATGTTTCAGGTTCTATATTATTAATTATTTCATCCTGACTAATTTCGTAGTTAGACACTTTAGAGAAGTTAATCCCTTTTTTAGATGTAGGAATATTATTACCGTAAGCGAGTATGTAATTCTTATCTGATAATACCACAACGTTTTTACTGGGTTTATCAGTGTTTTTAACGATAGTCTCTTTTATTTTTATCTCCTTCTCAGGTGTGTTATCTTCTTCATTACTAAATAAAAGACCAAACCCTTTTCTGGTTTTAATATGTATATTTTTTAATATCTCATTATTAAAAGCATCGTTGGTTTTCTCAACGTCGTATTGTGTTGGAACATTCCTGAAATATAACGGAAATATTGATGTCATTTTTTGTGGGTCAACATTTGATGGGTGTTTGATGTAGTTCTCTAAAGAACTTAACCCTGTTAATCCACGATTTATTATCTGTTTAATTTCATGTCTGAGATTAAAGGATAAATCTTCTAAATCATCACCATTAACGATAGTAGAAAATAACAATTCTTTTTTATCGTTTTCAATTTCAGTTGTTTGATTAAAGTATAACGTTTCTGTTATTTCTTTTTGTTTCGCTAATTTATACACATAAAGAGTCGAAGTACAATTTCCATCACAATTAAGGTCATCAATAAGGTATTCAATTAATACTTCAGTATGTACAAATTGATTCACTTTAGAGGTGATTTCTTTACCTTCACTTATTGTTGTTGTCGTATCAAATTTAGATACCTGAATCATCGCAGGATTAGAGTCTCTAATAGGTTCTCTTTTTGAGACAACCTCATCGTCTTTAATTTTTCCAGCCCTAATCACTATTGCTTTTTGAGTCCAAAGAATATCTGAGTTTAATCTACTCGATATTGCAAAATCTTCAGTTTTAGGAATTGCTCCGTCATAAGTTTTTTTAACAAACTCTCCTGTTGATTTATAAATGTCTTTTGCTTTCTTATACTTTAACCCCTCTTTTGATTGTGACATCATATGCTCCGCACTTGAAGGGTTTGGATATCCTTGGTCGACTATAGACATTGGTATATAGAAACCATCTATAAATTTAGAGTCGGTATCGGTATATAATATATTAACGGATTCACCCACCTTAGGAACCATATTGATATGGTTAGGTAATAATGGTACAAACATAAACGGGTCAGATACTGCGTTCCACCTGTCTTTTTGTTCTGAATACTTTCCTGAATACTCTGTAACATAAACCTCATCAGAAACAATCCACTCAACAGGGTCGATTCTAATTCTACCTAACGATTTCGGGTCTTTATTGTCTTTTACAACCCCCTTAAAAATGAGTTTAGACATCTGTTATACCTTTTCTTTTTTTAACTTCTTCGGAGATTTGATAATAACTGTTTTCCACATTATCTAAATGGTGTGATAATTGAATCATTAATGTCTTAGTGTCTTCAAATTCCTTTGATAAAATAGTTGCCGCTTCGATTAAATCTTTATTAGACCTTTTCGATGCGTTTTCTGCTATTTCTAAAATTATCTTTATATCCATTTAATATGATGTTAGTGGTACTGACTTACCCGTTACAAATGGTGTTACTACAGGACCTAATGGATGAGCTCCAGTTGCCGGTAATGACACAAATTGATTAACCCCATTCTCACCTAGTTCTTTCATTGCTCCTTTCATAATAGAATCTACTAATAGTATATGTTTATTTGGTGAACCGTCCGGTAAACTACCAAGACTCACACCTTGTTTTTCCATGAATTGAATCGCATTGTTGTAAGCTCTTGTTGAGTTTGCCCCTTCCCTTGCGTATGCACCATAAAGAAGTGGAAACGGTACCCCTAAAGGTATACCTGATTTAAGGTTAAGTAAAGATAATAGTCCTTGAATGATACCTATACACGTACTAAAGTCTGTTGTGGTTATAAATTTGTGTAACATAGATAATAGGGCTAGTATAATAGCATATCTACCTCTTAATTGTTGTTTAGCAATTTCTTTAAGAACCATAGAAACTATTTGAGTTAACTCTTTTTTAATTTCATCCATCAGTTCTTTTTTATACATATCAAACACCCTTTTACCAACTCGAGTCATAAAACGTTTGTTATTTTCAGCAAATTCCTTTACGTCCTTCGACTTACCTTTAGCCTCATCAATCGCTTTAGTTAATATTATAAATGGAAGAACCGTTTTTGGTCCCAGCACTTTACCCATTATTGTTGTTGGTAATTGTTTGAATATGTCTAAATTAAGGTTAAGATTTATTGTAGGAACATCAAATCCTGATTGTTCTACAAATCCACTACCGATATTTTGTAATAACCCTTCTAATACCTCAGACTCAGAAATATTATCTGAATCTAAATCGAGTAAAGAATCGATTAATAAATCAGTATTCATCTCACCCTCAAAATTCCCACAATTAACTAATTTATATATTTTATTAATTTTATAATTAAACTCCTCTTCAATTTGTCTTGTATCTTCATCGTCAAACGCATAAGACAAATCTTCGTCTTGTGTTGACAAACCATCAATTAAACTTTCTTGTATTAACGCATCCTGTTCGTAAAAGTCACTACACAAACTAGCCAAAATTTGCATCATCTTGTTTAATTCTGCGAATGACTTTACCCTTTTGGTTGAGACATCAATTGAAGCCACACCAAATAGTTGGTCCATTAAGTCAGACATTAAGTCTTTTGTGTTGAATAGTTCAAAAGATGAGTAATAGTGAGAGACAAAATCGGTTACGTTAATGTCCTTAAATTTTAAATTATATTCTTGAGTGAAGTCGTCAAAACTAAGGTCAAACATTTCTTTACCGTTTGCCGAGGTAAATGTTTTAGGGGAATTTAGGTCATTACTTATCGTAACGTCGTATAACATTTTATTAAGTGGTAAAGGATACAATTCGTTATCTATATCACCTTTTTCGTACATTACTCTACCTGGCATTCCTTCAGGAGAAACTTTTAATAAATCAAAGAAGTCTATTTCTTCAGGAGATAGGTTTATCTCAATACCCGTCAATGAAAAATCAGTTTCACAATTAATCGCCCTAAACAATTCTTCGATAACTATCTTAGTTATTTTTGGTGAATCGGTAGAAACTTTCTTAATAATTTTTTTAACGAATGTTTTTACTTTATCAGGGCCACCACCGGAACTTTGAAGTAACGTATTAACTAATTTTCCGATAAAATCAGTATTAACTGATTTACCACTACCGTCACCTAATAATTTTTTCTTTAACTTATTTGTGTCTAAATAAGCGGAACCAACAGACTGAAGGTCAATTTTCTTCATGTCCGACATTGACTGTAGTACCAACTTTATTGAGTCAATACCTTTATCTAATTTGTTTTGTTCCGTCTTTAATCCCATTACATATTAAAATTATCGTCAGATGGTGTATCATTACCTAAACCATTAACCAAATCCTTTAACATTTCTTTATCGTCATCACTCAAAGAACCACCAATGTCTTCTCGACCTTCTGATGATTTTTGTATAATGACCTGTTGTAGTTTAGCTAATGATAGTTTTTTTTCTAAAACACTATCTAATATTTTTTGTTGTTCTTTAATGATAGGACCCAATAAGGTTAAGTCTTCAGGACCTTTCATAAATCCTAACATTTTATTTTGTATCCTAACTGCGGTATTTCTCTGCTCTACAGTTTCGTTATATATCTCCTGTAGAAGTGCCATTAAACTTTTTTGTGAAAAATTAATTTCTTTTTTAGTTGTTCTTCCCATACTAAATAAATAGTTTATTCCTGAATTACCTGTAACATCATCTCAGAGTATATTTTTTTATACTTTTTCATTGACGTTCTAATTTCTTTTGTGGTCATAGATGTCATGTCTCTTAATGACAATAATATAAGGTTCTTATTGAATTTATTTCCTTCCCCTCCTTGAAATATAACTTCGTAGTTAGTGAACACTTCTATTAACGCATATCCTAACTTTTCTTCATTTTTATTAAGGTTAGTGATTTCCATAAAATCTTCTAATTCCTTAACTAAACGTTTAACAACGTCTTCATAATCTAAAGAGTCGTTATGTAAGAAGTATGTCATATCAGGTCTGCTCTCAACTGAGGACGATATGTCTTCATAAGATATCTTTCTATTTAATTCTTTTTGGTCCTTTAATATCGCACCCATTAAATAGTTTTTACAAATCGTACCAAAATACGAATAAGCCTTAGACCCTTTAGAGGGGTCAAACTTATCCGCTTTAGTGATTAAAAATGATGATACGTCAGTATGTAAAGATTCGTAATCGAAGTCTCTACGATATAATTTATATCTACGAATTATGCTTTCGACCATTTTACTTAATGGTTTTCTAAGACTCTGATTGTAAATCAGATTTCTTTCCTCATAGGTTTCTGCTTCTAAATATTTTACTACCGCAGCTTCCTCCTCAGGACCAAAGTATTGTTTGTTTTTTCTAGGTCTAGGCATAATAAGTTTTAGTCTTGGTATGTTATCGCTCGGTCTTCTGTGAAAAATTGCTCTTTCTTTGCCGTCTCTAACCAAAACATTGCCTCGTCAGAACTTAACTTATTTTCTCCTTCTTTGTAATCCCAAAATAGAGAACCTTTTCTAAAGTTAGTGTGTCTATACGTTAACTTAGGTATAACGAATACTTCATTAGACATATGCGTTAAACGAAGTAAAAATTCGTAACCAAAAGATAATTTAACATTACTCTTAAGACCACCAACTTCGTTATAGACAGACGTTTTAATAATCATACCACTGGTTTGATAGTTCTCGTAAGACGATAACGATTCGTTATCTAAGTATCCTATAGTTTCTGTTAGGTTCATCGCCCAAACAGATTCATTTGTAAATGACAAGAACTCACCCTGTGAATTAGTGTCTATGACGATAGGTAGAAAGGTTGATACATCAGGATACGCGTTAATGTGTTGTATAGCGTTTTGTATGTATGTTGGAGTAATCTCATCATCCACCTCAGTAATTGCGATGTATTCTGATTTAGTGTTTTGTGCTCCAAAATTAATCTGTGAACAAAAATCAGTTTCTCCAGTGTTCTCTAATAAGGACACATAAGATTCTAAGCTATATTCATTCAAATATTTGGTTAACTCTTTTGTTGGTTTATAAACAATAGTTAATGTAAAATCCTTAACTGTTTGTTTAGATACCGATTCCATAAAGGTCTCAAATCTCGACCTGAGCTCTTTATTGATTGTATGTATAGGTAAAATTAAATTAATCATTTTCTTCTAATTCTTTAAATTTATCGACTGTGAACTCTAATTGTTCTTTTCTCTTTTTTGTTATGTTTGTAAAAACACTTAACGTTTCTTTTGTGAATGTTTCATAAGTTAATTTACTTACCGTTGAATCCATCTCATCGTATAAGTCTGATGGTATTCTATCTTCTAACCATCCCTTAAATACAGACGCAACTAAATCCACAATTTGATTTGAATCTATAGTCCAAATACCATTATCCTCTGTCATCCAATCAGGTTTAAGTGTTGGTATTTTACCAATAACAGGTACTCCTGATTTCATAGACTCTAATGGGAATGTTCCATAACCTGAAACGTCATCAACCCAAACAGATAAACACGACTCTCTTAATGTTGTCGCGAATTCTTCTTGAGTTAATCCTCTCATATCTCTAAATGTTACCCATTTAAATTGTGGGTACTTCACATAGAAAGATTTGATTAATTTCATAGTATCTCTTTGGTCACGTGTGTGTATAGAAATAATTGGTTTTTGTGGTTTATCTGACTTTGTAAACAATTCAGAAATAAACGGTGTAATAACATCGATATTCAGTTTCTTAAATAAGTCATTAAGATATTGTTTTTGGTCTAAACTTGTAGTTATAACCTTATTAAACCCAAAGGAGTTCCAAGTAGCACCTGGTTTTAATGTTTCAAATAAATAATCGTATGACTGACATAGAACTACTTTATTACATGGCATATCCGCAATTTGTTCCATTACGTGAGCAAATAACTCAGGTATGATAACTAAGTCATCAGGTCTAACTTGAAGACTACCCTCTTCTATTGAAACAACAGGTGTTTCATCATACTCTAATGGTAACCAAGAAGAAACCCCTTCATAGTCTTTATTTTCAACTAAGATATGAGCGTTGAACTCATTCTCATTTAATACTCTTACTAAATCGTAAGAATGTTTGATTGATGCTTTAGCATTACCTTTAGCATCTTGTACGAACACATAAACGTTCGACTCTAATTTGTCGAGACGTTCGATAGCCTCGTTAATTACTTTTACTTTATCCATGCTCTTTATTTAATGGTTTAATAATTTATTTGTAAATCTTATCCTTGTTCCTCTACAGAAGATTTACGATAATCAGTTACTAATTTCTTAATCTCACCGATTGATTTACGTGCTCTTGTTTGAGACGCTTTAGTAGTTCCATTGTGGTTTTCTACGAAGTCATTGTAGTGACTTTCTATTGCTTCGAAAATTTCTTGTTTTTTTGACATTTTTTTTTGTTTTTAATTTAATGGTTTAATTATACCATAGTTTAGTAATGTATTGAAACTTAATTTAAATGAGAACGGCATTTTTTTAAATCCATATGATATTCCCATTGCGGAGTCAATATCTTCCCCACCTTTTTCGTCCATAACAACTTCTAAAACATATTTTAAAAGTTCATATTTGGAGACGTTTAATCCCCCATCTTCCATTTCTTCTATTTCACTTTCGACACCTTTATCATCTTCTACCACTTTAACCACTTTTCTTGGTGGCATTTTAACGGCTTCGTGATAAGCATCTAAATCTAAAATATACGATAACCCCTCAACATCTAAGGTATATGGGATTAAATATGATTTGTCTTCGTTCGGCATTATAACTCTATTTCTTTTACATTCGTTAATGTTTCTACTGAATGGTTAGATTCATAATCTTTATTATATTCAGTTTCAACCTTTATTGATATTTTATCGTTTGGTTTTTGTTCTAAAACCTCACAGTCTGTTGTAATCCATATGTCACAATTTTCCCACATTGAATCAATAGTGTCTTTTTTATAAAACTTATAGTTATCGACATAACTACTATTTTTAGACATAAAGAATAGAGACGCCGCTTTACCCTTACCTAATTCATCAGAGACTATTGTGATTTCCCAATCTTTCTTTTCTTTCAAAAGGTCTGTTAGGTCTTTAAAAGCCCCCATATATGTTGGGGCAGAATGACCAAATATTTCCATAGCAAACTCAATAAAGAAGAAATACTTTAATTCATCTTCATCTTGAAATTTAAAATGGTTTGAGATGTCATTTGTATTAACAGGTAAAACCATATCATACTCAAAACTCTCCTCGTCTTCAGAATCTGATTCGATATAATACTTACGATATTCAGACGCTGCTTTTGCGAATGTGTCTCGTAATACACCTGTAATGTTAATATACACTTGTTTCATCATTAAAATATAGATTTAATATACTTAAAGTAAAGTTTGTTATATTTAGTCGTATTTCTCTAAAATCTGTGAGATTAAAGGGTTCCTAACAATGTCTTTATTATCGAACTCAAAGACTCCCACCTCATTCACACTACCTAATCGATTAACGATGTCGTATAAACCTGATTGTCTTTTATCTTTGTATCTGTCCGTTTGTTCTAAATCTCCTGATATGAAGAATTTAGAATTAAACCCAATCCTTGTCAGTAGTAATTTCATTTGACCCGGAGTTGCGTTCTGTGCTTCTTCAAAAATTAAAATAGAATTGTCGATATTCATACCTCTCATATATGCAAGTGCAAATACTTCGATATAATTCATCTCTTTTAATTTTTCTCTTTGTTCTTTTCCTATGATTTTATTTAATAAGTAATATGTTGGAAATATATAAGGGTCTAACTTTTCTTCAACTCCACCCGGTAATGAACCTAGTTTCTCTTCGGCCTCAACGGCAGGTCTAACAATTATTATTTTTTCATACTTATTATCTTCTCTGTGTAATAACTCAACGGCTTTCATCATCGCCACATATGATTTACCAACACCCGCAGGTCCTGAACATAGAGTTATTTGATTTTCTTCTAAGATATTCCAATATTCTTTCTGTGCTTCAGTTAGAAATTTTTTCTTAGGGTTTTTTATAAGTGAACGTACAATCTCCTTTTTAGACATTCTATGTAAAGGTAGTTGTGGTTCTGTATTTTTATTTTTTCGTGCTCCCAAATTAATTGTGTTTAATTTATCACTTTATGATACTACTAATATCACCTATAACCGTCAAAAATCAATAGATAGTCTAACCCCTTTATTAATTTTTTCCCGTAGACCCAAAACCTCCATCACCTCTGTCGGTATTAACTAAAGAATCAACAGGGCTCAAAGTGGCACTTAACTTAGTTAGTACGGGGCATAACACTGCTTGTGCTATTCTATCACCTTGTATTATCTTTGTAATTTCATTCGATAAGTTGACTAAGATAATTTTAATCTCACCAGTATAACCTTGGTCCACAGTCCCCGGTGTGTTTAACACAGTTAGACCTTGTTTTGCTGCTAACCCACTTCTTGGTCTAACTTGTAGTTCGTAACCCACAGGAATTTTAAAATATAACCCTGTTGGTACGACAAATCTTTCTAACGGTTTTAACGTTATGGATTCTCCGCAATTAGCTCTTAAGTCAAACCCACTATCCCCGTCATAAACATATTCAGGGTCTTTGTTACTTGATTTGTTAATAAACCCTAAACTCACCACTGGTTTATTTTCTTCAATAATCGCTTTTTGAAGTTCATTTGTTAACTCAGAGAATTGTTCGTTTATTTTATTCTCATCAAAATCTACATCATCGACATCAAAATTTTCGTCAGATAAGTTACCAAACTTTTCAGTGACAATACGTGTTAGTTTTTCGTAATCAAAGTTATTTTCCATTATTCATTTCTTTTTCTTCTAAAATGGCTAAATCTGTCGCTTGTTTTAATAGTTGACCTAATTTAGTTGTATACCATCTTACTTGTTTATCATCATCACTTTTATCGTGATTTAAGATTGCTTGGTATTCATCTTCCGTTAATTTAACACCGTTAGAGAGTGCGTAATGTGCACTCCTTTCTCCAACCCTCATTGATACTAATTCTTCGTTATACTCAAAGTATTTACCCAAATTAGTCATATGCCACTCACTTTTACAAGGGGTGAATAAGAATGTCTTACCAATTTCGGATAAAAATGAAACCTTAAGTATAGATTCCATAGTTTCCTGCATTGATTCGGGAATTACTTTATTCAGATAAACGGCATATTTAGCAACCTTTATGGTGTGGTCTAATAACCCACCAGGAAAAGCATTATTCATATCCTTCATAGGAGACGCAGGTGATAGAAAATATCCCTGACCCAAAAAGTCTAAAAGGTCTTTTGTGAAAATATTATATTTTTCATTAACCTCTTCAAACTTTTTAATGTTTTTCTCTAATTTTTGTTTATCTAATGTTACCATTTTTAGTTAGTGTAATACTTTGGAGAAAGTGTTGGGTTTAATACATCCTCGAATGTTGATTTAGTTATTGTTAACACTTCAGAACCTCTACTATCTTCACTTCTGTATTTTGCAATAACAATCATAGCTTCCTCAACGGATTGAGCCTCTACTAAGTAACGTGACTTTTTCATTTTAGGGTTTCCGTCTTTGTCTAAGTTTTCAGTTTCGTAACCTACTGTAATCGTGTAATTCATCATTTTTATTTATTTATTAATTGTTTATAAAATTCTTTTCTTTTCTCTGTAGTCGTTTTAAGGTGATATTTGTCTTTAACACTCTCATATAATCTCTCACCTAAATCCTCGACTAACGAAGGATTGTTCATTAATCTCTTAATGTGTTCAAACCAAAATTTATGATTTTTATTTGAAGAAATCAAAAATGCGGTACCTTTATCGTTAAACTTCCCTCTATCCCAAGCATTAACTAATGTTGAGGAATACATACCAAAATCTTGAGAGATTAATGCTTTCTTATAGAAACCCGCTTCAATTATCTTTAACTCTGACTTCATTGAGTTAAATTCGTTTTCAACTAGTGGAGCCAAAGATACGTCAAATTGAGTATAACCCAACGCGTATTTGTTAATTGGTTCTGTCCATATTCTACGATAGTTTTCGTTAGAATCATCATACTCTAAATCTCTGTTGAATTTCAAAAGATGTTCCCTATAATCGTCAGATAAATTTTTAAATTTATTAGTTAGGATTGCTTCATATCCAAACCAAGAGGTTTCCCATGGTTTAACGGGTCTTTTCTTCTGTCCCTGAGGAGTTTGTTCGATAATGTTACCTCGAGTGTCATAACCACAAAGAACAAACTGATACTTATCCTTAAATTGAGATTCCATCTTACCTGACATCCCATCCATAAGTTTAATGTCTTCACCGTGAGAAGAACCACCTAACCACCCAATTCTAAGTTTATCGGTTTTTTTAGTCTCACCTTTAAACTGTTTTTCTTCAGGGTCGATAGCATTTTCAATTACTATGACATTTTTAATACCAACACTTTTTAGTTTAGATGCGAAGATAGGTGTGGTTGTTGTTACATAATCCACAGACCTTAATAACGATAACTGATTTTTAGAATATCCGTTATCTTTATATGACTTCTGTAATGGATGGCCATTAGGTAATAACCAATAATCATCAACGTCCATAACCACCTTAGAACCTCCTTTTTGGATTTCTTTAATCTTACTTACTTGCCATTCAGTATCTTTACCTCTGACCAGACGTTTATGGAAATGTATGATGTGATAATCATTGAAATTAACATTCTCCACGTTATCAAAAACAATGTCAACAAAGAACTCGTCTGAGTAATGGTTGTTTAAGTAAATGTGTGGGTCTAATGAACGATATTTACCAATACCTGAAGTGTCGGATGGTAATACCAATATTTTAATAAGCTCTGACATAAATTATAATTTAACTACTTAAATGTAGTTAAACCATAATAATAAGTCAAAAGATTACTTAACGTTTCTAACGTCTGTTATTTTTCCTATGAACATAGAGTCACCAACTCTAATTTGTAGATTCTCACTAATTTCTTTATTAGACTCCATTAACTTATTTAACTTAGATTCTACGATATCATCTAAAGTCTCTGTAATGGCTTCTTTAATGAAACTCTTTAACTCTTCATTTAAGTTAAGTGAAGTAGTTTGTCTTTGTATTGGTTGTGTTGGTTGAGGTATTTTTTGTGCTCCTGAAGTGAACTTAGATTGTTCCTCCATTTTCTTAGCAACCTCATCTATAAAATCAGACGATAAGTTATTTTCAAAATTAACGGTAGGAATTGGATTCTCTAACATTAATTGTTTGATGTTGTCAGGTAAGTTTGAACCTTTAATTTTATCTTCTGACATATTACTTTTAACATCTCTTTGTGTTCTGTTAGAACTAACCGGTGTTTGTTGAGGAGATGGTTGTTGAGGAGAGGATTGTAAATTGTTTGTGTCCTGAGATAACATAGACGCATCAACATTACCTGTTGTGTACGATTTATTATCAACCTTAGACATAACTTGTTTAGCTGCTAATAATGAGTTTTGTAACTTTTCGAATCCTTCCATAATACTATTTTTTAGTAAATATAAGTAACTTTTGTAATTAGTCAAACTTTGCAATCTCAAAAACTTGAGACATGTGCTTATCCCCTTTTGGGTTAAAATACGGTCTAGGCGTTTCAAAAGTGTCGTTAGTTGGTGAACTATTAGTTATTTTATCTAATCTAAATAATCTCCACCCTGGTTGGTTTTCAGGGGTATCACTCGACCCTCTAACTTGCCAAGCCCTTAATACAACGTTTCCTGATACATTATGAGGACCAAAGGCAACAGGTTCGATTTCCCTATAACCTTTATTAATCGTTTGGTCACCTGCGTAAAAAATAGTGATAACTTTTTTGTTACGTATTGCGTCAGCGATAGTATCACGACTAACGGCCTCTTTAATAATTAAAGATTTAAGTGACTGTATTAGTTTCATTAGAAATTAGGATATTCGTTTGATGGTCCATATTGATTAGTCGACGTATTACTACCTCTGGTTAAAATATCAGTGGTCCCACCAATAGTGTTAGTTTGTCCTTTACCAGCCTCATCACCATCTGATAGTGCGTTAGGATGAGAAGAACCATAAGAGTTAGAATCGTTATATTCGTTACTATTAACTAATGTTTGCCTTGTTAGTATATCAGTCGAACTACCTGTTGTGTTAGTTAACCCTTTACCAGCTTCGTCACCGTCTGACAGTGCGTTAGGGTGGGTAGAACTATATTCATCACTCTCAGTACCGTCGTAGGTGTTTGAGGTCATCAAAGCAGTTCTTTGTTGATTTGCGATTTCTGTTAGTTTTTCGTTTGCGTTTGACATATTCTTTTTATTATAAATATTACTTAATTAGTTTATGGTATCTTTTAATACTTTCAGATAACCTACTTACGTCAACAGAAGGTACTTGACCGTTCTTTTCATGTGACTTTCTATACGCATTACTTTTACCCGGTGTTAAATCAGCAGCTCTTTGTGCGGATTTTTTCTGTTGTTCAATTTCTTTTCTAGCGTTGTCTAATGTATTATTAACCCACTTATACATAACCTCACCACCGTTAAGATTAAATGAATCAGAATTTTCTTCTTGGTTAATGTTTTTAAAGTCGTATTTTAATCTCTTAAGTTGTTGATATGTCATAACCCTTTCTTCAACCAATCTACGTAAACGTTTCATTCCTTCACCTTTAACGTGACTCATTTTCTTTAAAGTCTCGTTTAAGTGTTTAACAATGTTGTTCGGTATTTGAAATTCTTTGTTATGTAATTTACGATTCATTACTACTTAAGTTTGTTAATGATATATTTTTTATCTTCGTCAGATAAATCTATTAAAAATTTTAATTTTCTATCTAATATTGGATTTGGTTCAGATTCGACATCGTCTTCCTCTTCTATTGTTGGTTCTAAAATGTCTTTAGGTGAATCTTTTTTAGATATTACCGAATCAACATATTCTTCAATCTGACCTTTAGTCATCTTTTCGATAAGTCTTACCTTATCTTCTGATGATGGGATATAACCCATTTTTTCTAATCTTTCTTTAGCATCGATTTCCTCGAAGTCTAATTCGTCCATAAAATACTTTAACGCCTCTTCATAAGATGCGTTCTTACCCATTGTTTCTTCAAACCCTAAGGAATCGTCCATTTCTGACTCACCCCAGTATCTTCTCATATAATGTCCTTTTTGGAATGGAGGTTGAGAGGTTGCACTTACTTGCGCATCAGAGGTCTTTCTAGCGGTAACGCTTTTAGCCCTAATATCTTTAGGTATTTTTGATGTCGGGATTGACCCGTCAAAATCTACAATTTCTTCAATTTCTTCTTCAGTTGCCTTTTCAGGTAACTTTTTGAAGTTTGTATCTTTAGCAAATTCATCAGCCATTTTACACCATTTCTTCTTTTCTTTTTTTGAAAGTGAATCGTCATTACACTTTGCAAAGAAGAATTTTTGTTGTTTTTTTGACTCGAATTTCTCTAATACTATCTGTTTTAATCTTTGGTCCATAGATAAAATTCTTTATTTATAAATATCAAACAACTTTAAAGATATTTATTATTATCATGAGTATAACAAATAAATATCAAAATTCAGGTTCTGAACTAGGAATAAACCTAAATAAAGGGTATTTCTACGATGTTACACCACAAGTAAAAAATATAACAAATATGAATTTATTGTATAGTAATCGTCTTTTTGATGATAAATTAGCGATAGATGTAAACCCAAACGATAGGGAAATCCTTTACATTAGTGATACAACTATCCCACAATCTATGATGGCAAACTTCGTAGGTAAGGATGGTTTTGATAACAATCTTTTTTATAGATATCACTTTAAACAACCAGGAAAACAAGTTTTTCAAAATATAATGCCATGTGGATGGACATTTGAAACTGTAATGAACTTCGATAATAAAGATATGACTGATTTTAGTGTGTTTTATTATTTAGGTGTTGGATTTGAAAAAGAATTGATAGACGGAGAATTGGTGGACACATCAAGAAGTTACAAAAAAGATTATTTACACAACAATATTGCGTTTGGTTTTGATAAGAACAAAAGTATTGTTGTTCGTTCAGCAAGATACACTGAGGAGTGTTATGGTTGTGATGAAGAAGAAAAGAACTATTCTTCAACTGCATGTGGTGGGGATAGTAGTGTAACAGTTACTTCAGGTAATTTAGTTACGGGTTCTACGTTATACGAACATTCGTTTGATAAAGCGATATGTAGTGATGATAATACTAACTTTTTAGTTACTGTTAAGTTTGAGAGAGACTCGAGTATCATTAATAATATGTGTACAGAATTAGGGACTAAGTTTGTAGAATCAGAATCAGAACGAATTGGTACTTTAAAGGTCTACGTTAATGGGTTATTATATGGTTCAATATATGGTTTTGAAGATATTGTTACTCGTAGAGCTAGTTTACCTGTTCATGAATTTGTACAGGGTTGGGGTTTTTCAGATAACTTCTTTATTAGTGAAGATTATAATATGTTTGGAACATTTGAAGGTAAACAACCAAGAGGTAGATTTCACTCAAACCCATTGTCTTTATCTGAAATAAGACACAATTACAAACAATTAAAGGATTGTTATGACATTATTGGTTGTTTTGATTTAAACTGTGGTCCTACGTTCCCTGAAAAGGTGATTGAAGAGTGTCCAAATAGTAAAACTGATGAGACTACGCCAATATCGACTACAACAACAACTGAAGAAATAACAACAACAACGTCTACAATGGAAGAAGTTACCACAACTACGACAAATGTAGACCCAACTGATACAACAGAACCACCCATCTGTAATCCATTTGAGGTGAATGGTTATTACCCATTGTATTTAACACAAGACTGTGCTGAACGACACGTTGGTGGTAACGGTCAATTTCATACTCACGATTTTGGAGACCCAATGGTGACATATTATATGCCAAATGGTTTAAATATGGACCCTAATAATGGTTTAGTAACAATGTGGCACGGTAACTATACGACTTAGTAATTAATTAATATATTTAATAATATGGAACATTTTATAAAACAACATTCACAGGAACCAATTTTATCGGTTACGTTATATAACGACGAAAAATTCTTTAAAGAACCTTTTGGTGATAGAATTGAGAATTCTATTATTACTTTTAATATGGTTGATGAAAAAGGGGCGTATAAAATATTAAACGGTGAGTGTGACTTAATTTTTGAAAATGGTGACTACTCTATCATATATCCTTTTACCAAGTCAGATACTAAAAAAATTGGGGAATATAAAGGAGAATTTAAAATACAATTCTTAAACGACACGTACAGAGTGTCTACTGAAACCATACTTCCAATAAAAGAAGAATTAATCGTCTCAATTATTTGATAATTTACCAAGTTTTCGTATCTTTGTTTTGAATGTCAAAGAGTAATCTCACCATTGTGTGAGAGACAATGTCTCAGACGAAAAACAATATTAAAATGGTAACTACAGAACAAATTGAATCCTTTCTACTAGGAGAAGACGACGAAAAATATATTGTCGCATTAGAGTATGACTACAGAACCGACAAGGTATACAAAGTTATTCAAGACCCTGATAAGGGCAAACAAATCAAATCAGATACCTTTACTCCATTCGCTTGGGTTGGCGACCTTAGAGGGAAGAACTTCTATAATGGGTCAAAAGCACAACAAAAAGATGCGATGACACATAACGGTATTATGATTGAAACTCTTAATACTATGGGTGACCCGAGAATGGAATCAGGTCTTAGGTACATCGTAAAATCAACAAAATCTTACTCATCATTAGTAAACTTCTTTAGAAAGGGTGGTTTAGACCCGTGGAGTCGTGATAATTCAGATTGTATAACAATACTACCACCAGTGGAGATGTATTTGGTACAAAAAGAAAAAAGACTATTTAAAGGGTTTGAAGAGTATGACGAACTACACCGTTTTGTTTTCGATATTGAAACAACGGGTCTATCACCTGAAACGAGTAAAATATTCTTAATAGGGATGAAAGATAACAAAGGTTATCAAAAATCTTTATCCGCAGAGAACGAAGAAGAAGAAGCTAAAATCATTGAAGAGTTCTTTGAAGAGATACATAAAATAAAACCAACATTAATTGGCGGGTATAACTCGGCATTTTTCGATTTTCCATTTATATTACGTAGAGCGGAGATTTTAGGGTTAGATATTAAAAAGATAGCAAGAACCTTACACCCTGAAAAACCATTACGACAAAAAGATTCAATTCTTAAGTTAGCCAATGAAATGGAGGACTTCACACAAACAATGATGTGGGGGTATAATATTATTGATATCGCACATGCGGTACGTAGGACACAAGCAATTAATTCAGACATTAAGAGTTGGGGTCTTAAATACATCACACAATTTATTGGTGCTGAAAAAGAGAATCGTGTATACGTACAGGGGGATAAGATTGGTAAAACCTATTTTGATAACGAGCAGTTTTATTACAACCCTAAGTCTGGCGGGTTTAAGAAAATAGGAGACCCTGGTACAGAAAACTTACTACAGAGATTCCCAAATCAATTTGAGATTAAGACAGGTAAGAATATCATTGAGATGTATTTGGATGATGACCTTTATGAGACTATGGTTGTCGATGAAGAGTTTAATCAAGCGAACTTTCTACTATCTAAATTGGTACCGACAACATATGAGAGACTATCGACTATGGGTACTGCGACATTATGGAAGATGATTATGCAGGCTTGGTCATATAAAAATGGTTTAGCAATTCCATCGAGGGGTGAGAAGAGACCATTTACAGGGGGGTTATCAAGATTACTAGCCGTGGGTTATTCAACCGATGTACTTAAACTCGATTACTCGTCACTATATCCGTCAATTCAGTTAGTACACGATGTGTTCCCTAAGTGTGATGTGACAGGTGCGATGAAGATGATGTTAAAATATTTCCGTGATACTCGTATTAAATACAAAAAGTTAGCAGCAGATTTCTATGTGGAAGACCCTAAATTATCTTCTCAGTATAACCGTAAACAACTACCTATTAAAATTTTCATTAACGCATTTTTTGGTTCATTATCAGCACCACACGTATTCCCGTGGGGTGATATGGATATGGGTGAACAGATAACATGTACAGGTAGACAATATCTTAGACAGATGATTATGTGGTTTATGGAGAGAGATTATAAACCATTAGTAATGGACACAGATGGGGTTAACTTCTCAGTACCTGAGGGTAGAGATGCTCACACATATGTCGGTAAAGGATTAAATGGATTAGTTGTTGAGGGTAAAACGTATAGTGGTTCTGAAGCGGATGTTGCTGAGTATAATGACATCTTTATGAGAGACGAAATGGGGTTAGATACTGACGGACAATGGCCCGCGACAATTAACTTAGCACGTAAGAATTACGCCCTTTTAACCAACACGGGAAAGGTTAAATTAACGGGTAACACTATTAAGTCTAAAAAAATGTCTACATATATTGCAGATTTCTTAGATAAAGGGTTGGCGTTATTATTAGATGGTAAGGGACATGAATTTTTAGAGTACTATTATGAGTATGTAACAATTATCTATAACAGACAGATACCACTTTCTAAAATTGCTAATAAAGCACGTGTTAAGCAATCAACCTCAGATTATAAAATACACATACAAAAGAGAACTAAGTCAGGTTCATTAATGTCTAGACAGGCACATATGGAGTTAATTTTAAAACACGAAATTAAAGTAGGTTTAGGTGATACAATATACTACGTTAACAACGGAGCACGTAAATCTCACGGTGACGTACAAAAAGTAAAAGATGTTGTAAAACTTAATTGTTATTTTATTCCTGAAGACGATATTACAAAACACCCCGATAAGTTAGGTGAGTACAATATCCCAAGATACTTAGCGGCATTTAACAAACGTATCGAACCACTATTAGTGGTATTCAATACAGAAATTAGGGATGAAATATTAGTTGACGACCCTAACGACAGACAATACTTCACACGAGGTCAAACAGAGTTGGTTAGAGGTTATCCTCGTAGAGACGGTGACCAAGATACGTTAGATGAGGTATTAACACTATCTGATACAGAACTTAAGTTTTGGAAAGATGTAAATATAGACCCATATTATATGTACGTAGACGGTACAATGTCATTGGTTGATAATAAAAGAATTGAGCATAACCAAGATTTATTAAAAAACTTTGTAGAGGTAGAGAAGAAAGCTTCAATAACCAATAGGGTAATACCACAACCTAAACCTTTTGTTAAACCTAAAACGAACCAACAAACGTTTAAATTTAAATAAAAAAAGAAACCCATCAATTACGATGGGTTTTTTTAATTCGATGATACTCTAAATTAAATTGCGTTGAATGGTCCTTGGAATGGTCTGTAAGAAAGAGTCTTATTAAGGTTTTCCGCCTCACTTGCTCTTCTTTCTAACATCTTATCAGGACGTAATCTTTCTAATCTTGCTTGTAGTTCTTCGATTAGTTTCATTTTTTCGTCTTTACCTTCAGTAAGTAATGAATCGTATTCTAAACTTAATTCCGAATCAGGAACTTTTAAGTTTCCACCAAACTTACCTCTAACACGACCCAAAGCTTCTTTACACGTCGCGATAAAGTATTTTCTTACCCAGTTTTGACCAGGTTTATTTAATGTCTCCCATGTCATATCTTCTGTTTCAACATCAGAAGGTAATTTAATAACGTCAGGATTATCTTTCATACATGCCTTTCTATCTTCAGTGTCGTAATACCAATACCATACTTTTGATTGGTTTAGTGATTTTGAACCAAAATCAAACCTACCACCTGGTACGTTCAATAAATGAATGAATTTACCACCATCAGGTGCTGCGGTAACTCTATATGTTAAATCACCACCGATAATTCTATTTTTTAAGTTACGGTCCTGCATCCTTAGTAGAATGTCAAAGGCTGGCATCATAAAGTATGACCCCATAATACCCATTTGTGCGAATCCACCACCACCTCCGATACCTGTACCACCAAAACCACCAAAACCACCCATAAAAGGGTCGATAAGTGACTCATTAAGTTCAGCACGGTTAAACCAAAGTAGTTCGTTTAATTCACGTCCTTTTGGTATGTGATACATTTGTTGACCTTCCTCTAATTGGATAAAGTCTTTTTGTAATACCCAATCACCGCCTGTCTGTAAACCAACAATCTTTGAGTATGCGTATGTATATTGTGTTTCGTAATCCATACTTCGAGTTGTAAATGCTCTCGACAATGATTGTTCGTCAACATTTAATCCGTTTAACGAGGTCCATTGTGATTCAATCAACCAATCCTGTATGAATTGTTCATATTCACCTAAAGAAATTTCCAACAAAGAATCCATTTGGTCGTCATCTAATTCGATTGAACGAATAGGTGCTCCCAACAAGTGCATTGTTTGTTTGTATAATTTACCTTTATTTTTTGAGTTTATAACCATTATCTCTTTTATTATAAATATCTTTACTTCGGTTATTTACTTAATCAGTTTAAGTAAGTTTCTAATGATATTAATATCTTCATTCAGTTCTGTCACACCTGTTTGGAAAGCGATACCACCATCGCGTACGACATATTTACCATTTTCAGGAAAACACAGATTCGAAAGTGCGACGATATACGACCCATCTTTAGGGTGTTTTCCGAAAACAATATAATCGGTTGTATATCTTTTAGCCTGTCCCACACCATGTATGATTGTTGAATTATTATCTAATGTAACACCAGTAAAAGGTTTTATTTGTATTGTGTGTGTAATTTCTTCAGGTACGGTTTCATATGTGATAGCGTCTACCCCATCAACCATATCTTCTCCAACACCTGAACCACCTAATTTTTTAATGTTTAATCCGTTGAATAGAGGGCAATTTGTTAATAACTCAACAGTTTCTTCTTCTGTCTTATCACCTTTAGCGGATGTTACACCGATTATTCTCTCAACTATTGATTTATATAGTTCACCGTCTTCTGATAGAATTGATAAGAGATTACTTCTATAAAATTGTTTAAGTTCGTAATATATCCCACTTGTTGGTCTCCACAAATCAACACCCATTTCCTCAATAAGTTTAGCCATAACGATGTAGTTGGTGTTTATTCTATTTAAGGTATGATGCCACTCACCATCTTTGGTCCACACTCCTTTTTTGTATCTACCGTTGTCGTCTTTCTCTCCGTACCACCTTTTTTTAGGTGAATAAACATACTCTAAGGCTTTATTTAAAAAGACTCTCCAATCACTGTTATAACCTTTTCCGTAAGTACTCATAATATCACGAGCAATATCAACTGATTTTCTCTCAGGACTTCTTAAAATTGCCGGTTTGATATAATTGATATAATAAAAACCCTCCTCTAAAAATAATGACTTATACTCACGCCTAATTAAATTTTTAACTTCAACTAATAATAAACCAGCATCTTTATTTAAATCGGCTGAGGATAAATCTAATAACACAGACATTACTTTGTGGTCAGTATTTATTCTATTTAGTATTTGATGCCATTCACCATTAGAGTCTAAAACCCCCGTGGGTGTGTCGGCACCACTTGATTCTTGCCATCTATCTAATGGTTCGTATATGTGTTTTAAAACTTTGTTTATAAACACCCTCCATTCTGATTTAGGCCCATTACCGTATTGTGTTACTATATCCTTAGATTTTACTAACGATTTCTTAACATCGTATTTTTCCATTATAAGCATGCTTAAATTTTTCATATTATCCTTTTTATATAAATACCGTAAAAATATTAAACCCCATATTTCAAATCATATTAAAATAAGTTTGTAGTAATAGAATATTTTACTTATCTTTGTAGTATAATAATAAGAACCATAAAAAAATAAATAATATGTCTACAGTTTACTCTTTCATCAGCGAATACAACGGAAACAATTCTTTCTTAAACTCTTTAAAGACGGGATACGCAAAGTATGGCCGATTAACACCATCACAGTTGTCAGCGGCGGACAGAGTAATCACAAACATTCGTGAAAAAGTTAAATCAATGGCACCAATCGAAGTTCGTAAGAATATCGAGCAAATTATGGATTACAAAGGGGATAATAAGTTCGTATTAGACCTTAAAGCTAAGTACGAAAAATACGGGAAACTAACCGAGAAACAAATCGACGCAGGTTTGAAAGTTGTAAACCGTAAGGTTCAGAACAAAATGGCAAAACCTTTACGTTTACCTAAGACTGAAACAATTGTAGTTGGTCAAAGAACGGGTCGTAGTATCAAAGAAGAGAAGGGATTAGATTTCTTACCAATCCAAATTGATGTATCTCACATAATCGGTGTTTCTCGTAAAGCGGTTCATTTGAGAGGGAAACTATCTACTGTTGTTGGTTCTGTATGTCGTTGTTGTGGTAGAAAATTAACTGATGAGTTGTCAAAACTTACAGGTATGGGTAGAACATGTGCCAAAAACACCAATGTACCATACGTTAAAAACACGGACGACCTTGAGCGTTTTATGGAAGACTTAAAGGTTCGTGTAGATGAAATTGGAGAATTTGATTTTTGGATTCCTAAATCACAAATTATCGAGTGGAAAGGAATTTACAAAGCAATGGCAAAAACAAGTTTCAGAACTTATGTGGTTACTTCTTAAGTTTAATGATAATCTCGTCCCCTTTTCTTTTAATACTAAAGGAATCGGGGGATAGGTTTTTGTAGTAGTCTTCATACATTGAAAACTCATCTGTTGTTTTACTATTTTTAGATTCTTTTAGAGGTGTAATCACTTTTTCGCTCATCTCCTGAATCTCCACTTCGCTGACATCGTAACTTCTAACATCCCTCTCTATCAACTCTAATTCGTTCCACTCTGAATCTTCAAGAATTCTTTTTTCTATGTCCTCTTTGGAATAACCTTCAAGGGTACCTTCATAATAATCTGTGCCATACCCACTCCACATAACTTCAGCTCCTACCTCAAATCGTTTAAGTTTTGGTTCTTTAATGAAATTTTCGTCATTTACGTTTAACGTTGGGGATAATTGAAAGCTAGCAATCGCTTTGTTAACTAATCCTTCCTCTTGCCATTGAAACCCAAACTGTCTTGCGTATTTTCTAATCGATGATACTATTTTCTCGGGGTCATCACTAAAATTATGATATTTAGATGATAACACTCTAGAAACAAAAACAAGAAATTGGTCATATTTAACCTCTGTTATTTCTTCCGTAATACGTTTTCTTAAATTCATTAGTGTGTGTTGTAAAATAATAAATAGTCATTAACCCTCTTTGAGAGCCGAAAGTAGGTCTTCCATAACCGAATTACCCATATTATCTTCGTTATCTCCCATAACAGTGTCTATAACATTTTTCTTTCTTTGTAAAATATCATAGATAATCATTTCTATTGTGTTTTCAAACACTGGATAAAATACAGATACGTTTGATTGTTGACCATAACGATACGCTCGGTCCTCTGCTTGTGAATGGTCTGAAGGTACAAAAGATAAATCGTTAAAGATTACGACCTCACCTGCGGTTAGGGTAATACCCACACCAGCGGCCTTAATGTTTCCAACAAAAACCTGTATTTTGTCGTCAGTCTGAAACCTATCAACAGACTCTTGTCGTTTTGATTTACTCATTTTACCGTTTAAGGTTACAGAACGTTTGTTGTATTTCCACGCAATCTCTTCTAATGTTGCGGTAAAACTTGTAAACACAATGACTTTTTTACCTTGTTCGATGGCACTGTCAATTAATTCGTATGTTGACTTTAGTTTGGCCTCTGCAATTATTTGTCTAGCGACCATTAACTTAGATAATTTAACCGCCAATGTTTTTTTAGTGTTATCGTTGTTTGCCCATTCAACATATTCACCAATCTCTTTTTCATATTCTTTAGATTTTAAATTAAGATAAACAGGGGTTATAATCTTATCGGGTAAATCTAAGATGTCTTCTTTTAGTCTTCTAAGTACTTGAGGTTTTGTTCTATCTCTTAATTCCTCTAAATTAGATGCTCCGTTAACATTCCACACTTTTCTATTACCGGCTTGGAATTGGTAACCATCACAATATCTCTTAACATAACCCGCCCAATTAATAGTTAAGGGAGAGTCTACAATATGTAATAAGTTAAAGTAGTTGATTGGTCTTGATGTCATTGGTGTTCCTGTGAGTAACCATACACGACCAACTTGTCTAACCATATGGTTTACTAATTGTGTTCTTTTAGCTTGTTTGTTTTGTATATAATGGGCTTCATCAATTAAAACCAAATCAAACCCTTCATCTAATATTTTAGATTTAAACTCGTCATCGTTCTTTTTTGGTATTTCATGGAAGTTTTTTAATATGTCATAATTGATAATAACAAACTTACCATCATCCCATTTTTTACCTTCAACTATGGCGACATTTTCATCGGTATAGTTTTTAATTTCTCGTTTCCAATTTAATTTAAGTGATGCGGGACAAATAACCAATATTTTATTTGCACCACTTTCAACCGCAGCAATGACCGCTGAGGTTGTTTTCCCTAACCCCATATCATCAGCTAAAATATATTTATCGTTTCCTAACAATTTTACAATAGCCTCTTTTTGGTGGTCCATTGGAGGTCTATGGTTATATGGTTCCCAATCAACCTCAACTTTTCGTTCGTTGTATGTGATAATATGAGATTTAGGAATCCACATACATTCTAAGGCGGCTTTATCTAATATTTTACCATAGATGTGAAACGCCTTTTCTGTTTGTGTTAGTAATTTCTCGATATATATTTTTTTGATTGGTTGTGGTAATAGTCTTTCTTCTCTTAACTTATCACCAAAGTAAGAGTCCAACTCAACCCACTTTCTCGCAACTTTAGGAGTATTTTCGTGGTTTTTAATTATGTACTCAGCCTGTGAACGAGACGGTTTATATCCCTTAGTAAAGAAAAGTTTTTCCTTACACCCTAGAATATAGTTATTTCCTCCTTCATATTTTTTTAATATTTCTATTGCTTTCTGTTCTGGAATCATAATTGCGCATTATACTAAATAATAAACATTAAACTAAACTTAATCAAGAGATATTTATTAGTATGGGTAAAAAGAAACAACCGATTAATAGATTAAACAAGTTTTTTTCGTATGACGACTTTGACTTAGATTTATCTATGGGTGAGGAATGGTTACACGGAGACATAAACTTTGATTTGGTTTTATTTAGAGTTGATAGGTCTAAAACTGTTGATGACGTATATGGTGAATCGGGTAAAGGGGAGATTAAGTTCTTACCACCGACCGAATTTAAAGGGATGGTTCTTATTGGTGCACCTGACAACAAAACATATTCAAATGGATTGGGTAGGTATTTAGAGCCTGGTAATATGACCATATCGGTCTATAAACACCATTTAGAAGAGAAGGGTATTGATGTGTCCTATGGGGATTACATCGGATTCTATGAGTCAGAGACAAGAGTAAGATATTATGAGGTTGCCAATGACGGTAAAGTGGTTTCAGATAATAAACATACAATCGGAGGATTCAAATCTTTTTACAGAACATTACTTTGTACACCTGTAAGTGGTGACCAATTTAAAGGAGTATAATATGGGGTTACCTAAGAAATATAAAAACGATATAAACGTATATTCTAATAAGGAATTATTAGAAAGAAGGCGTGAACTTCTTGAAGAGATTACAAATCAAGACACTAACCTTCCTGAGTCTATTTTACACGAAGACTTAGATTTTGGTATGTTGGAGTTTGTTAAGAACAATTTATTATTTCAAACGGGTGACGGTAATACTATTAATTTTATTGAAAGAATTTTAACAATACAAAGATGGGCAGAGATGTCGAACACATTTCCTTTTACAGACGAAGATGGTAATATCGAGTTACCTTTTGTTGTTGTAATTAGAAAACCAGAAGTTCCTTTTGGAACCAACCCATCACTACAATATACAATACCTGATAGACAATCGTTTTTTTATAGGAGAATACCAACATGGAATGGAAACAGAATCGGTGCTGATATCTATAAGATACCACAACCAATACCTGTTGATATGTCTTTTGACATTGTTGTTGTTTGTAATAGAATGAGAGAACTTAACAGGTTTAATAAAAAAATAATGCAGAAGTTCTCATCGAGACAATCCTATACTAATGTTAAGGGACATTACATTCCTTTAGTGTTAGAGGGTATTTCTGACCAATCACAAATTGATTCATTAGAGGGTAGAAGATACTACCAACAATCATATACAATACAATTACAGGGATTTTTAATTGATGACGAAGAGTTTGAGGTAACACCAGCTATTGATAGAACACTTATAATGACGGAACTAATTGCGGATGTTAAAGGACCTTCTTCGGGTGTTATGACAAAAGTAATTAAAAATAATGTTGAAGTTACTACAGAAAAGTTTTTAAGTGATGGTGTCACAACGACATATAAAACACAAAAGAAAATAAACAATCTGTTCTATGTGGAATTAAATGGTTTAGTGTTGGTTAAAGATGTTGATTATTTACACAACGGCAATAGTTCTAATATTATATTTACTACCCCACCACCATTAGACAGTGTGTTGAGGATTGTTTATACCTTTGATAATACTATGAGTTCTATGGAGGGGAGTGTTTTAAATCTTAAAAAAGAGACAATTGAATTTGTTGATGGACAGATGACATACCCATTAGAATTTCCAATATACGATATGATACTATTAGATGTTGGTGGTTTATTACAAATTGAATCTGACTATTATACGTTTAGTAAAGGTCAGTTTAGTATCACGGTCAATGAACTTCCACCTGTGACAACACCTACAACCAAAATGAGTTTGGTTTATCTAACTTCGGAGTTATAATAATTACGACATTATATTTCGTCTCCGTAGATATCTCTTTTCACTTTACAATTGTCCTCAATTAGTTTTTCTACGAAGTTAAACATCTTAAGACCTCCTTTATTACAGTGGTCTTTTAGTAGTTTATGGTGGTATTCCGAGATTTTTAAGTTTTTAACCCTTTTGTCGTTCATTATCTGTAGTATGAAAAAAGTATGAATATAATCATACTCTTAATAAATATTCGGTTTAATAAAAAGTCTTTTATAAAAATACTGAATATTTATAGTAGTAAAGAAATAAATTACAATTAAAAAAATATTCAAATAATGGCAAATTCTAACAGAGTTTTCGTCTCACCAGGAGTATTCACATCAGAAAAAGACTTGAGTTTTGTTTCTCAAAGCGTTGGTGTATCTACTTTAGGTTTAGTAGGTGAAACAAAAAAAGGTCCCGCATTTGAACCAGTATTGGTTTCGGGTTATAATGGATTCAGAACAATGTTCGGTGGTTCTTCACCTGAAAAGATGGGTGAAACATTAAAATACCCACTTCCGTATTATGCAAAATCATACCTATCTCAATCATCACAATTATTTGTGACAAGAGTATTGGGTTATTCAGGTTATGATGCAGGTTCGGCACATTCGATAAAAACTATCGCTGGTGTTAATACAACAACAATAGGACAATCAAATTCACTTAAAGCGGATTTTGTTATTGAACTTAATAGTGGTTCTTTAGATATCGCTGGTTTAGGTCAATTAGAAACAGATTATCTTAATACTGAATTTGAATCAAATGCAGGTGTTACTACAAGTTTCTTAGATTTCGTAAACTTAAACCTATCAGAAGATAAGGTAATGGTTATGGGTCCATATTATAATACATTCGATTGGAACGCTATTGGTGTTGATGATACGGATAAAGTTGTTTATCCAATGTCAGACTCTAAATGGGCAGACCAAATAGAATTTACAGGAACAAATGAAAGCGGATTAGCGTTTTACGCAAGTAAATTCGACGACGCGGGGGTTATTAAAGTACAGATTGTGGTTATGGAATTAGATGTCGTAAGATTTTCAGAGTTTCATAATAAGACAATTGCTATATTACGTTCAAGAGCGGAATATACAGGTGACGATTTAAACTTCAAATTAAACAGTAATATTACGATTACTAGTGATGTGGTAAACGACAATGCTTTAGCTGACTTTGATTTATCATTCACATCAGCGGCAGGAGTACACAGTTTTACGTGTAACTTATCACCATCATCTAAGAAATTTATAACTAAAGTGATTGGTGAATCAGCGTTTGATAAAAACCCTGATGATTATCCTGTTTATGTTGATAAGGTTTATGACAATTATTTAAATTGGTTAATCGCAACAGGAAAAATTAAAGGATTATATACAGGAACTTTAGATAGTGTAAATGAGGGTGGAGACTTTAAGTCGAAATATACATCATCATATACTCCATATGTTGTTTCTGAAGTAAGAGGTGGTTTTGTGTCTAACTTATTTAGATTCGCAACGATTTCAGACGGAGACGCATCAGCAAGAGAGGTTAAGATTTCTTTTGTAAACATTTCAATTGAAAAACAAGAGTTCGATATCATTGTTAGAGATTTCTTCGATACGGATGCAAGTCCAATCGTTTTAGAAAAATTCTCAAGATGTTCTATGAATCCAGACGTACCAGGTTACGTAGCGAGAAAAGTAGGTACATCTGATGGTGAGTACGAATTAAAATCAAGTTATATTATATTAGAATTATCTGATGACGCACCGATAGACGCGGTACCATCAGGATTTAGAGGTTACGAGGTTAAAGATTATAACTTCGCTTCATCTTCTAACGCAAGTATTAACTATAAAAACGAATACTACACTGCAGGACAGGTTATCGGTATAGATAATGATGGTAATGATATTGTGGTAAATTCAGATAAAGTAAGAAAAACATATTTAGGTGTTTCTAACACAGTTGGTTTTGACCCGTCATTCTTTGAATTTTCAGGTGATTATCAAGGTGTTGAATTACTTAAAGGTTTCCACCTTTCATCACAAGCTAACGGAGTTGAGTTTGTTAAAACTAATGAAAACTTTGAGTTATCAGAAGGAAACTTTGAAAAGTTAGTTGGTTGTAAATTCACAATAGCACCTGTGGGTGGTTTTGACGGATTTGATATCTTTAGAAAAGAAAGAACTAACGGTGACCAATATATAAAAGGTAAATCACCATATGCGAACGCAGGGTTTGACCCTTACGTTGGTAACTCTGATTACTATGCGTTCTTAGACGGTATTAGAACATACGCTAACCCTGAAGCAGTAGATATTAACTTATTCTCAACACCAGGTCTTAACTTCTTTGACAATTCATCTTTAGTTGGTGAAGCAATCGACATGATTGAAGAAGAAAGAGCTGATTCATTATACGTAATTGATTCACCAAACAGGTCATCAGTAGATGAGATTGTAGGTGACATTGAAGACATAGGTTTTGATTCTAACTACTCAGCAACATATTGGCCTTGGATTCAGGTGAGAGACACTGAAAATTCAGTTCAGGTATACGTGGCACCAACAGGTGAGGTATTAAAGAACATCGCGTTAACAGACAACGTGGCATATCCATGGTTCGCATCAGCGGGTTACACAAGAGGTTTAGTAAATGCAATCAAAGCGAAAAAGAAATTAACATTAGATGAAAGAGATGAATTATATGTTAATAGAATTAACCCAATAGCAACATTCTCAGACGTAGGTACGATTATCTTCGGTAACAAAACATTACAAGTTAGAGAATCGGCATTAGACAGAATCAACGTAAGAAGATTATTACTACAAGCAAGAAAACTTATTTCAAACGTGGCGGTAAGATTATTATTCGAACAGAATGATGAAGTTGTAAGAAACGAATTCTTAAGTTTAGTTAATCCAATTTTAGAAAACATAAAAAGAGAAAGAGGTTTAACAGAATTTAAAGTTGTATTGTCATCTTCACCAGAAGATATGGATAGAAATCAGTTATCGGGTAAGATATACATTAAACCAACAAGAGCTCTTGAATTCATTGATATTGAATTCTTAGTAACACCAACAGGAGCATCTTTTGAAAATATTTAAAAAATTATAGAGGGGAGGGTTTCCTCCCCTTTGTATGTATAATATATGAAACAAACATTAATAGAATCAGAAATTAAAAGACTTATGGAAATCATGAGTGTTGAGGTGTCTGAAGGTTTTAACGAAGAGGGTTTACCTGATTTTAAGTATTACGCATTTGATTGGGATGATAACCTAATGTATATGCCAACTGAAATTATGGTGAAAAGTTTTGGAGACCAAGAAATAGGTATGGGTACTGCAGATTTTGCTGAGTACAGAGGACAGATAGGAAAAGAAGATTTTGACTATAAAGGTCATACTATAGTTGGTTTTGCTGAAAATCCTTTTAGAAATTTCGGTGTAGATGGAAATGACCAATTTGTTAAAGACGCTATGATTGCTAAAACAGGTCCTTCATGGAATGACTTTATAGAATGTATTAACGGAGGTTCAATATTTTCTATTATCACGGCAAGAGGACATAACCCTGAGACATTAAGAGAGGGTGTGGAAGCTATTGTTAAAGACGGTAAGGGTGGTTTATCATTCGAATCGTGTGTGGAGTCACTTAAGAAATATAAAGGTGTTATAGACGGGGATGGTGAAGAATTATTCCAAGAATATTTAGACCTATGTAGATTTCATCCTGTTTCACACGGAGCGGGTAGTGCTGCTAACCCTGAAGAAGAAAAAATTAAGGCATTAGAATTATTTATTAAACACGTTAATTCTTTATCTGAAGAATTGGCGGTTACGATGGAGTTAGAAAATGACATCAAAAATAATTTTGTCCCGATGATTGGGTTTTCTGATGATGATAAAGCTAATGTCGACAATGTAAAAAAATACTTAGACGACAAAGGAGAAGAAAATGTCAACGTGTATTACACTAAGACTGATAAAACAAAGATGTAGATACTAGAACTAGTATACTAGTAATATTTAAGTTATTATATTTTATATATTTTATTTCTTAAGTGTTTTTAAGTGAGTTATACTGGAACTAGTTTAAACAAAATAATTAAAAGTGTCAACTAATATCGAAAGATTTTTAAATTACTTGATATTTATAGATAAATAAGAAACAAATTAAAAAAAATACAAAATGGCTGATTTATTAATGAAAATGCCTGTTCCTTACGAACCAAAGAAAAAGAATAGGTTTATTTTAAGATTCCCTTCAAGTTTAGGGATAAATGAGTGGTATGTAAGTACAACATCTAGACCTTCAGCGAACATAGGTTCAGTTGAAATACCATTCCTAAACACCTCAACATTCGTTGCAGGTAGGTTTAATTGGAACACTATTAATGTAACGTTTAAAGACCCGATTGGTCCTTCAGCGGCACAAGCATTAATGGAATGGTTTAGATTACACGCAGAATCTGTTACAGGTAGAATGGGTTATGCTGCGGGTTATAAGAAAGATATTGAATTAGATATGTTAGACCCAACAGGTGTTGTGGTAGAAAAATGGATTATACAAGGAGCCTTTTTAACTGACTTAAACTTTAATGACTTATCTTACTCTGATGAAGGTTTAGCTGACATCTCAGTAACGTTAAGACCAGATAGATGTATATTAGTATACTAAAACTATAACGGCCATATAAAATTAAAGAAACTCACTTCATGTGGGTTTTTTTATGCTTTACAATGTGGTTATATGGTGTATTATTAAAACAAAAGTGTTTAATATGGACGAACAAAATTATAAAATGGAAGTAGCCTTCGATGTAATACCGTTACCGACTAACGGGGTATTCTACAAAAATAAGAAAGACACACTTAAAGTTTCTTTTCTTACTGCATCGGATGAAAACATTTTAACATCACAAAACTTAATCCAACAAGGTTTGGTTATTGATGAGTTACTTAAGGTTAAAATCTTAGATGACGATATTACCGTGGATGAATTACACGATTCAGACAAAGAAGCCGTTTTATTGTTTTTAAGAAATACCGCATATGGTTCTATGATTAAACTATCTGTAATTGACCCTGATACCGGTTCTTCGGTTGAGGTTGATTATGACCTACAAAACATTAAGTATAAAAAATTTACTCTAACATCTGATAGTGAAGGGTTATTTGATTATACACTACCAACATCTAAAAAAGTCGTTAAATTTAAGTTCTTATCACCAAATGATGAGAGAGAATTAGAAAAAATTAGTGAGGTTTATAAAGATATGTTAATAAAACCAACAGTCACTAAAAGGTTAGAAAAGATGATTATTTCAGTTGATGGTGAAAAAGACCCAATGAAAATATCACACTTCATTAGTACAATACCTATTAGAGATTCTCAGAGTTTTAGGAAGTATGTCACTGACAACACACCAGGTTTAGACAAAGGGGTAGAGATAACTTTACCTTCGGAAAAAAAAATACAAACATTCTTTAACCTTGACACAGAATTTTTTCGTCCATTCTACGGACTATAAAACATCTGTTTTAGAAGAAATCTATTATTTAGGGAAACATCTGAATTTCACGTATAGTGATGTTATGATTATGCCTGTCTACGAAAGAAAGTTTTTTGTTAATATGTTAGTTGAGGAATTTGAAAAAAAGAAACAAGACTACGAGAACGAAAAGGCTAAAAGGTAATCTACATTATATCCACAAAAAAATGGTTGACAGGTATTTATAGTTATACTTAATATCAAATGAATATTACATTTAAAGACTTAATTGCTGATTTAGAGATAACAGACCCTCAAAAGAAGAACAAATTGGATAGATATGTTCAGAGTGTTGCTAATGAGGCGGCTAATAAGTCTAATAACAAAATCAGTAGTAGTGGAACCTCTGCGTTAGATGGTGTTAGTAACTATATAACAGAATTAGGTCAAGTTAATGCTTCTGCGATAGCTTTTGATAAAAATATTTTACAGTTAACTGACGATGTTTTAGATTTTGGTAAAGCCATGATTAGTATGGACTTTGGTAAAATTATGACATCCTTAAGTACTGTTGCTAAACCAATAATAGCACTCGATGGTGCTCTTAGAAAACAAGTAAATGTTAGTCTTGGTTTAACAGGTGGATTGGCTAGAGACCTTAGAACCGACATGATTGAGGTTGCTGAGGAGACCACAAAATATGGTATTCAAATAGAAGACGTTGCTGCTGCATACTCATCTTTTATAACCGACTTAGGACTTGCGGTTCCTATCAGTAGGGATGTTGCTGAAGGATTGATGTTACAATCCAAAGCCGTAGGGTTGAGTGCAACTCAAGCAGGTTCTTTCTTAGCTACCTTAACAAATTTTGGGGTTGGTTTAGAAAAAGGACCTGAAACACTCAAAGAAATGGCTTCAACTGCGAGGTCAATGGGATTGTCTACCAACAAATTTATGAACTTTGCCACTACAAATTTAAAGATGATAAATACTTTAGGTTTTAGTAAGGGAATTAGAGGTTTTACTCAGATAGCCGCAAAGGCGTCTTCTATTGGTTACGACCTTGCTAGTGCACAGTCCGCAGCTGAAAAACTTTTTGATATTGATGGTGCGGTTGAAATGGCGGCACAACTAAATGTTTTGGGGGGTGATTTTGGTAAGTTAGGTAACGCAATTGATTTAATGTTCTCACCAACGAACGACATGGAAGGGTTTACTAATTCATTAATGGATGCGACTAAACAGTTCGTTTCTTTTAATGCGGAGAAAAACACATTTGATGTTAGTCCTTTAGATTTAAGACGAGCACGTGAATTTGCTAAAGTAACGGGGATGAGTATCGAAGAAGTTATACGAAGTGGTAAGAGATTGGCGAAGATGGATATGATAAAGGATAAAATATCTTTCTTACCAGATTTATCCGAAGACGAAAGAACATTAATAGGAAATTTAGGGTCTATAAGTGATAGTGGTGAGGTTACTTTAAAAGGTAAAGTTGTTAGTGAAATGGGAAGTGTGGAACTTACAAACACACTTAGGTCTTTAAAACAAGAAGACAAGAAAAAGGCGATGACTGAGAAAGAAATATTAAACGAACAGTTAAATATGTTTAGTAAATCCGTTTATTATTTAAAGGCAATAGCATTACAGGTTACAGGTGCAGGAGATGGTGGTGGCGCCTTTACTGCCGTTGGAGATGACTTAAACGATTTGGTATACGATATGATTAAAGACGATACCAAGAGAGAGGCTATGTTAGATAGTTTTATGACGATGTTTGCCAAAAATGATATTAGAGGTATTGAGGCTAGTTTAGAAGCAAATGCTAAAACAGATGACCAAAAAATTGCGGTACAAGGAATTAAAGACAAGATGCAGTCTTATATGGATGAATATCAAAAAGTTATGGGGGTATCGGCAAAAAATAGTGGTATCTCAGGGGTTGGTAGTTCTTTGAAAGAGAATGTTGAGGTTAAGCTTAGTCCAACGACAAATGTTAGTGTTACCATTGATAGTCAATTGGAGAAATTCACTAATGATGAAAGAAAAATACTTAAAAATTATGCTGCGAAAGTGATTGTGGATAATCAAGGAGATAGCGGTAGATAAAAACAAAAAAATAATTAAGAATACTATATATAATATATGTCTAATTTAAATTTTACAAATACTGAGATATTAAGAAACAGTTTACTAAGTAGGAATCTAGATAATTCTTATGGGGTTAGTACTCCTTTGCCTAATACTTTCACCGATTCCACATATGGAATACAAGGTACTTCAGACCTTTCAGTAAATGACCAATTGGATGTTAGTGAAACGGCTGAACCAATCATAGACACGATTGGTGTTTTAAATCAATATGGTCCTGAACAATATAGTATAACAAGTATTCAAACGGTAATAAGTAGTATTGGTAGTCAATTAGACTATTTACAGAGTTTTGTTCCTTCACCGAGTAGAGGTAGTTTAGGGTTAATTTCAATATTAACGGGTGACGATAATGGTGAGGGTGATACTGAAATGGTTTCTATCGCACGTGCTCAACTTAGGGGTATGGCATTGGAAACGATGGGTGTTAAGTTAAGAGAATCTACTTTAGGTAGAATTAACGCATTAGACGCTATTAATGACCCAACGGCTTTAGACGGGTTACTAACAGGTAGAGAAAATATCATTGAAAGAGATTACCAAATTACAGTCCCCGGTAATCCGATAACAAGAGCGGCAGAATATTTCGCAAGAGTTTCGGGGACACAGTTACCCGTTTCTTATATTCCTGGTGAGTTCTTTGAAGAAAATGTTGAAAAAGGTAAAGTTGAAGGGTTTTTAGATAAGGCTGGTTCTGCGATTGGTCAAGTATTAAATTTAGACTTTAACAGTCACAAAAAAACATATAGTCAAAAACTATTACAATATACTTCGGGTGGTCAAAAATCAAGACTATTTAAATCCGTAAATTATAACAAATATAAACCAAACTTTGATAGTAGTGTTGGGGGTGTTTTAAACAATGTTGTTGGGTTTGTCCAAGGACTTGTAGGGTTAGACCCTTCAGATGGGTCTTTTTACGTTGGTTCGCCAGACTCAGACCCAGGAACAATCTTTAACTATGATAGTCAAAGTAACACACAAAAAGGGTTTATTGTTTCAGGACCGTCTAAGATGGTTAAAATGTTTGAGGGTGATATACCATTAAACACATACCCACAGAGTGGTAGAAAGTACTTAAACGGTACTAGACCAAGAAATACAGAAACCGATTTCATTTGGATTGGTGATGGTAATGATATACCAAGAGGAACGATAGATGGTGTTTCCGTACAATCAAACGAGAAAACCATTAAAGAAGATACTCTTTTAGGGTTCACAGAAAAAATGGTTCAAGACGCATCCGCATTAGAGGGTGAAGCAAGATTAAAACATCCCGGTACTGTTATAAGTAACGTGGCCTATAAATATCATGATGGGTACAAAATAATATCCAAAGGTAGTGGGGTTATAGGTGAGGATGATGACTTCTGTCGTGTATGGACTAAAGATTACGGTTATGACCGTTATGGAAGGTTGGTTAGACATAAAGGAATACAAAATAATCAGAGAAGGGTTCCTGGTTCTGTAATCAGGTCACAAATGATGTTAAATATCGGACCAACTAAAGATAATGATGGAGAAAATATAAATTTTGGAACAGATAAAGAAGGTAAGAACTTAACTAAGTATATGTTCTCAATTGAGAATTTAGCGTGGGTTGGTTCTGACAAATTAAAAGACCGACCAATATGTGAACAAGGACCTAACGATGGTAGAATTATGTGGTTCCCTCCTTATGATTTAAAATATACTGATGATAATAGGGCGAGTTGGACCTCACACACGTTCTTAGGTAGACCTGAACCCGTATATACATATAATAATTCAGAAAGAAGTGGTACTATTAATTTTAAAGTTGTTGTTGACCACCCTTCAATTGTTAATTTATTAAGAAAAAAATTAGAGAAGAATATACCAGTAGAAAAACAAGAGGAGATAATGACCGCTTTCTTTGCTGGTTGTAAAGATTATGATATTTACGAATTAGCGAGTGAGTTTAGTTCACTATCAATGAACGATGTTGAAAGGCTTGACGAATATTTAAAATTAGAAGGGGACTTAAAATCTGATGTAAAAGATGGAGAAAGAGTCATTGCTAAACCAGTAGAATCGGTGAAGAAAATTAAGTCTGTTTTTGAAGAAAAATATGATAGTAAAACGAAAGATATTCAGTTATATTGGTTTAATGATGTGCCGGGACCAAACACAACGGCAGATAAGACACCTAATTCGGAGTTTGATAATGACCTTAATGGTTATATAGAAAGGTTTGACGCACCTCAAGAAATAGATAGTGATTACCAAAAAAAGGTTAACGAACTTACAGACGATGATTTATTTGAAGGAGATGTTAATTGGGGGGAAAATGAATTATTGAATTTTAAAGGTATTTTAGATAATATTAAATCGGTTGTTG